TGTTGGACATACCACAACTTCCAATACTCATGACCTTTAGATTGATTACAAGAATGGCAACAGCATACCACATTTCTTGTAATATCTAAACCACCTTTTGATTGTGGAACAACGTGATCTAATGTTAAATTTTCTTCGGAGTTACAATAAGCACATTTATGACTCCAACTTTCTTTTATATGTTTTCTCCATAATCGTCTTGCTTCAGATGAACTTGTTGTTTGTAAATTGAACAAGTAGTCTTGAGGCGACTGAAGAATATTCATAAGTACGTGCGACTTATGAATATTTATTTCATAGATCTTGGTCAGTATTTTTTTAATGCATACATTCCATAGTCATAATCAGAATCTTGATGGAGTATATTCAATACCTTCAAGGATATTATCTAGCATCTCCCCATATTCTTTAAATCGTTTGTCTCCAGCAATAAAACGACGCTGTCGCACCCATACAGCATCTGCCAGAAGTTTAATCTGTTCTTCTGTGAAGGTTATAGTTTTCATAGTTAAAAGGTAACTGTTGTATGTATTAGAGATCTTGTGCGATGGACAATATGAACATAATGACACCAAAGAGTTGGAATAGAAGGAGCATTAGAAGAAATGCCATAAAAAAAAGGAGTTCTTTGGAACTCCCTTATTTATTTTAGAGTGCGTTTCCTCTAGGAAGAACTTCCTCAGGGAACACAAAGTTCTCATGAGGTTGATCTACTGGAGCCATCCACGCTCGAAGTCCCTCATTAAGGAGGATGTTCTTTGTATAGAACGTTTCAAACTCTGGATCTTCTGCCGCTCTGATTTCCTGACTCACGAAATCGTAAGCACGAAGGTTAAGAGCCAAGCCAATAATACCAATGGAAGAAGTCCAGAGACCCATAACTGGGACGAAGAGCATAAAGAAATGAAGCCAACGCTTGTTACTAAAAGCAATGCCAAATATCTGCGACCAAAAACGGTTCGCAGTAACCATTGAATATGTCTCTTCCTCTTGAGTCGGTTCAAATGCTTTGAAAGTGTTTGATTGATCACTGTCTTCAAATAATGTGTTTTCTACAGTTGCTCCATGAATCGCACAGAGCAGTGCTCCACCCAGTATACCAGCAACTCCCATCATATGGAAGGGGTTCAGCGTCCAGTTGTGAAAACCCTGTAGGAAGAGCAGGAAACGGAAGATAGCGGCGACACCAAAGGAAGGTGCGAAGAACCAACTGGACTGTCCCAGAGGGTACATCAGGAAGACGCTGACGAACACAGCGATAGGACCAGAGAATGCGATTGCGTTATAAGGGCGAATACCCACAAGACGAGCAATCTCAAACTGCCTAAGCATAAATCCAATCAGAGCGAAAGATCCGTGGAGTGCCACAAAAGGCCAGAGTCCCCCAAGTTGGAACCACCTGACGATATCCCCTTGAGCCTCAGGACCCCAGAGCAGAAGAAGAGAATGACCCATAGCGTCTGCTGGAGTACTAACTGCCGCAGTAAGAAAGTTTGCACCCTCAAGATAGGAACTTGCCAACCCGTGAGTATACCAACTCGTAACGAAAGTTGTCCCAGTAAGCCAACCACCAAGAGCAAGGTAAGCAGTGGGAAAAAGAAGAAGTCCAGACCAACCAACAAAAACGAAACGATCTCTTTTAAGCCAGTCGTCGAGTACATCGAACCATCCTCTTTGTGAAATTGGTTGTGAAAGTGTTGAAGAAGTCATAACCTCCTATGTATTTCTCATATTTAGTTTACAATACTTCACAATAAGAGTCAATGAGTGATTCTACTCATTCATAAATCATCCCAACAGTCAGTAAGACAAAGCAAAGTATGGTGAATATCATCATACCTATACCTGCCCAGATTACCCAGTTAGGCATAGGTTCGTGTTGAGTATTATGAGACATATTATTGGTGCTTTTGTAGATATTTAACTGCACTACTTAATGTATTTAAATTATCACCAACTAGACCAAGCATTCTATTACAGTTGCTACAAAGCAATCCACGAACTTTACCAGTATTATGGTCGTGGTCCACATAAAGACTATTACTATCTTTTCTACCATTGGTATTTGGATTAAAGCAAATAGCACAAACTTCATTTTGTTCCTGAAGGAGTTTTTTATATTCGTCTAGTCCAAAATCTTCTCCATAAGTATATTTCAACATATAGTCCTTCTTATCATCAAAGGAAGGTTTCTTATCCTTATAGTCTTTACTATAACATTCCTTGCACCTTTTGTGCCCTTTGTAATATTCAGAAATCAATTTTTCTACACCACATTTGTTGCAAGTAATGTGAGTTTTACTTGCCCAGTTTTCTGCATAAGTTTTTTCCTCGCACCTAATGCACCTTCTACGACCTTCTCTAAAATCAGAAACGGGAAGTTCTTGTGTGCAGGTTCTACAAATCTTAGTGCTTCTCATTATGGTATTTAAACTTTTAACTATTTATAAAATCTTAAACTCCATTATAGCACAAAAAAAGAGACCCGTAAAGGGTCTCCAATTTTATCAACCGATTGCAGGTGCAGTAAGAGCAACAGGAGTTGCTTCTGCGGCAGCAAGGTCAAGTGGGAAGTTGTGCAATTTTGTTATCGTAGTGGTTCTTTATCCTCTACTTCTTACTATCACTAGTAAGTTCAGACTATCTCTTCATCCGTTCTGGATGTCGGGCATTCGTGGGTGGATTATTGTTGGGACTCACCACCTAGTCGTTAGACCTTTCAGAAAACTTAAACCCTTTCTGACTTGGTACGGGATTGTCTCATAGAGAGTTTCCCCGTTTAACCCGATTTTACTAATGCTTATTCCTAAGCAAGAACACCAACAAATCTAGCGTTCCGTTCGTGCATTACCTCCATTCCGAGTCCTGCACGATTGAGCACATCTGCCCAAGTATTAATAACTTTACCCTGACTATCTACGATAGATTGGTTAAAGTTGAAACCGTTGCACTGAACCCTTAAATTTACCATCTTTAAGGAGTGGACTATATCTTCATCCGTTTAGGATGTCGGGCACTTATTCCTGTTATTAAGGAGACTGAACTCCTCAGGTAGTCTCTGAACCTTTCCAAAGTGTACTTTGGACTTGGATGCTGATTACCCATTTGTGGAGGGCTTCCAGCAGTTCACCCGATGTTTACCGTCAAATTGCTAGGACGGGACCCCGACGATTGAGGTTAAAAGCCATCGTAGAAACACCAAGAGCAGTGAACCAGATGCCTACAACGGGCCACGCCGCTAAGAAGAAGTGCAGCGAACGTGAGTTATTAAAGGAAGCATATTGAAAAATAAGGCGTCCAAAATAACCATGAGCAGCAACGATGTTATAAGTCTCTTCTTCTTGACCGAACTTGTAACCGTAGTTCTGAGATTCGTTCTCAGTGGTTTCACGAACCAGCGAGGAAGTAACCAGAGAACCGTGCATAGCACTGAACAGAGAACCACCGAAGACACCAGCAACTCCAAGCATATGGAAGGGGTGCATCAGGATGTTGTGCTCTGCCTGGAACACCAGCATGTAGTTAAAAGTACCAGAGATACCCAAAGGCATCGCATCAGAGAAAGAACCTTGACCGAAAGGATAGACCAGGAATACAGCAGATGCAGCAGCAACAGGTGCGCTATAAGCAACCATAATCCAAGGACGCATACCAAGACGATAGGAGAGTTCCCATTCACGACCCATGTAGGCATAGATACCAATCAGGAAGTGGAACACCACCAGCTGGAAAGGCCCACCGTTGTAAAGCCACTCATCTAGGGAAGCAGCTTCCCAGATGGGGTAAAAGTGCAGTCCAATAGCATTGGACGAAGGAATAACAGCACCAGAGATGATGTTGTTTCCGTACATGAGTGAACCAGCAACGGGTTCACGGATACCATCAATGTCCACAGGGGGAGCACCGATGAATGCGATGATGAAACAAGTAGCAGCAGCAAGCAGCGTTGGGATCATCAGGACACCGAACCAACCAACATAAAGGCGGTTATCGGTTGAAGTAACCCAGTTGCAGAACTGTTCCCAGATATTCGATTGTTGTTGACGTGAAGCAATTGAAGCAGTCATTTGTTTAAAAGAGTAGTAAGACCATCAGGGAAATGGTGGTGATACTATTCCCCAGTCACCCTCAGACTGGGTATGAGAGACGTAATTTATACACCCATAGGTCTCGGTTAAACGGGTGTTCGCAATGTTAAGAATTGTTAGAGATCCGTAACATTTGTTTACCTATTTATCATAGCACTACGTCGTGCGGTGTGTCAAGCCCTATACTCCTCAATCTTATCTAAGACTTTATTGAGATAATGATGCGCCAACCATTTTGGATCATATCCAGATTTATTCATCCACTCTTTATCCAAATCATTTTTCAACTTGAGAATTTCACACTTAATAATATCTTTGGTCAAGTGTCCGCGTGGCATATACAAAAAAACTCTGCCTCTTATTTAGAGACAGAGTTAAGTATTATTTGTTATTACTTCAAACGAGTTCTAATTCCAACACAGAAGAACGAATATAATTCAGAACATTTTCTGGGGTGGTTTTTTCATACGGATCCGAATCGGAGTTGTCACGCATACCCTCCTCAACGAAAAGTTTAGTAATGATTCCGTTATCCACAACCATAGCATAACGCCAAGAGCGGTCGCCGAAACCAAGGTTAGACTTATTGACGAGCATACCCATAGAACGTGTGAAGTAAGCATTACCATCTGGGATAAGTTTTACATTCTTGATGTTCTGATCTTGTGCCCAGGAGTTCATTACAAACCCATCATTAACAGAGATGCAGTAAATATCGTCGATGCCCAGACTACGAAAGTCGTCATATTTCTCTTCGAATCCAGGTAACTGATAGGCACTGCAAGTAGGAGTGAAAGCACCAGGCAGACTAAACAGGACCACACGCTTTCCATTAAAAAGATCTGCGGATGTTTTATTTACAAACTCACCATTCTCACGAAATACAAATTCAACTTGAGGAGTTTGATAACCTTCTCTACGCATATTAACCTCCATCAAAATACTCCAGGTAAGATTTGACCAGTTGTAAGATAAGTTCCGACTGCGATTACGAAACCAAGCATTGCAAGGCGAGCATTGAGGATCTCTGCCTCAGGTGTCCATCCGAATTTCATTTTGTTTCTCCTTGATAAGAATGGTGTTGTTTAAGTTCAGGATTTGGTTGCGAAGGAACAACTGAGTTCCTTGATTTATTTTTAATTACGATGAAGGCATCGTTTTGGTAGGATACTGTCCCAAATGGTTTTGCCCATTTGGGATTTGCATCTGGATGAGTTGCAGTTCCTGTTACTGCTACACCGCCAATTTCAACTGATAGTTCATCATTGGCGTCCCATCCAAGTTCTTGAAGGGCAAGAGCAAATTGCCCAAGCATTCCGGCACTCACAGGTTCTCTTCCTGTTCTGTAAGAATCACGCAATCGCTAGTGGGATAAGCAACACAGGTAAGGACCCATCCTTCTGCCTGCTGTTCATCATCAAGGAACGTCTGTTCTTCATTATCAACAGTTCCGGAAATGAGTTTACCGGCACAAGCAGAGCAAGCACCTGCACGACAGGATGAAGGAAGGTCAACACCTGCCTCTTCTGCCGCTTCAAGAATATATTGATCTGGGGCACACTGAATAGTAGTTTCGGTGCCATCGGGAGATTGAAGTGTAACGTTAAATGCCATTGTGTTAAGACTCAATAAGTTTCAGAGAGTTGATCTACAGCATAACCTAAAATCACAAAAAAAGCAACTGTCGTGATTGTCCAGAGTGCTTCAGTCATCAGAAGATTCCGAAGAAAAACTTGTTAGTGAAAGTATAAGAAATAATGCCAGCAACAAAGCCGAGCATTGCCCAGCGTCCATTGTACTTCTCTTTTACTTGGTTGGGGGTGTCCATACCATAGTTTTCGTAGTACATGGTAGGTTCTTTTGCGAACATATTCTGCTGCCCATATTCGTTTGTCGTTACAGTCATATAAGTTTTGTAAAGAACTATTACAGAAGTATATAGCAAAAAGAAAGGGGCGTCAAGCCCCCTTGCGTTCCGATATCATAACATGAGTATAAATGCTTACTATTTTCCTTCCCACCCTGGAGGAAGTGTCCCAAAATAAGGATCATAATCAAATATTGAACTCCAATCAGAAACATCAGCAGATTCATTTTTCCAAAACTGCCACAATCCATCGTGACTACTACGATGAAATACGTCAACATGATCAGTATGAATTGAAGATCCTAATTCAATTTTATAAAGAAATAAGGGAATGGCAAAAGTATTTCCAGAATTATAAATCAAATCATCAGCAACTGCTCTTGGTTTTACTCCATTATCAATTTTATATTTATCACCACGAACATGAAGATCAATCAACTTTTTGGCATGATGACGAGTTATTAAATAACAAGCCGTTGAAAAATCATTTACAAATCTTTTATGAATTTTTAAATGAACTTGCGCAGGATTAATAATTGCTAGTTGTACAACATCATAAGAATATGGAATCTTAGAATAAAAGTCTTTCCAAGAAAACCCCCAGTGTTTAACAGTGTCTAAATCGCAATCATCTTCCATTATTAAAGCACAAGGAGAATCAGAATTCTCCAAAAAATACTTCAATGCTTTCAAATGAGAGGTTACACATCCAACTTCACCAGAAGACATCATATCTGGATAACGCCCTTTAAGAATATCTCCAAGATCTCTACCATCTCTACCATCATAAGCAGAAATACGTGTGCTATTTTCAATCTCCCAATACTTAAATTGATCTTCCATATATTGCTTTCGCTCTGGTTGATCATCAAGATTCAAATAATAAATTGGAGGAAGTCCTTTAAGTTTGTATATCGCTTTATTTTTATCCATCAATCTTCAAGAATACTTTCAATTATTTGATTAAAAACTTTAGTTTTTCCAATTAAAGGATCTTTTGAGTCTCTCCAATTACTATGCCAATTAGTTGCCGCACGATAATGAATAAACTTGCCATTTAAATGAAGTTCCATATCATATCCACCAGAATCTTTTTGCAGATCAACATCATCATAATGCGTTGGATATTGAACATCGGTTTCTTTCATTTTAATATTATTTTTTTTAAAATAAAAGTATGTTCGACCACCAACATCAGTTAGTTCACCATCAACTTCTCCGTCAGAAAAGTCAATATCTGGATCAATCTCCATTACTTTTGGCATATTAAAGAACATTATACCGTTCCACATATAAGTTACATGTCCCCTATATTGTGGAAGACCAGAAATGATGCAATCATTTAAATGTTCTTCAATATCCAATTCATCAATCAGAAACAAATCAGAATCACAAAAGAAAACTAAACTATCAGAGTGATCTTTTTTAATAACGTTATCATAAGTCCACTGAACAGCATCCGCACAAGCACGTCCAGGATTAACCTGAAAATTTCTTTTAGGTTTCTTGTAATACTTTATATTATTTTCTTGACATACTGAAACAAATTCCTTTTCAATATTTTCATCTACAGAATCATCAATAATGTGAAACTGATATTCATTTTTAAGAAATTTTTTAAATAATTTATTTTGTAAACTAACAAAATCTGGCCTATTAACGACCGAAGTAAAAATTTGAATAGTCATAGATGTGATGCAATCCAATCTTCAAGTTTCATAGTTGGTTCCCAACCAAAAGTTTTTTTCATTTTTTGATTATTTGCAAGACTCAATCTAGTCTCACCTGGACGAGGGACAATATTTACAGTAGGGTGATCAAACATTCTAGCAATCTGGTTAATAGAATAATTATTGCCAGTTCCAACATTATAAACCTGCCCAAATGCTTCCGAATCTGGGTTTGAAATTGCTGCCATAATATTTGCTTTCACAACATCACCAACATAAGTGAAATCTCTACGCTGATTTCCATCACCAATAATTGTCAAGGGTTCTCCAGCAGCACGTTGACGAAGAAAAATTCCAATCACTGGTGCATATTGCCCCTTCAGAGGTTGACGTTCTCCATATACATTAAAATATCTAAAACTAATTGTCGGAAGACCATATAACTCCGTATACATTTTACAGAGTTTTTCACCACTAACTTTAGAAACAGAGTAAGGATTTAAACAATCATCTGGTTGTGTTTCTACGTTAGCAGGTTCATTTCTACCATATGCGGAAGAGGTAGAAGAATACATCACACGCTTTACACCTGCCTCCCTTGCACACTGAAGAACAGTACAAGTTCCTACAGAATTAATACTTACTGCTTCAATTGGATTTAGGATAGCAGGTTGAATACGTGCTTCTGCGGCAATATGAAATACATAATCTACTCCATCATAAAGATGGCGTGTATTTTCATAATCACGAATATCATACTTATAATTTTCTGCTTTATCATTCCAATAAAATTGATCATGAGCATCAGAAAATTCATTATCAATTACGATAACTTCTTGTCCCATTTCTAATAGGCGATCAACTAGATTGGATCCAATAAATCCTGCACCGCCAGTAACTAATGATTTTGTCATACAATCCTTTCAGGTAAAAAATAAGACTTATTATAATTAAAACATTCTTGAGTTGGATAACTGGTTAATGGATTTACAGTTCCATGATATCCACTTGTTTGAAAAAAGAATGGATCATTAAAGGTATATACATTAAACCAACGTTGAATTTCAGCAAATCCAATATCTTGATAATCTTCAATTACATAACCAGCATGATGGGTTATTCTTTGGCACATTCTAACATAATCATCAGTAAGATACAATACTGAATGACCACTAAGCATATTATACACACGATAAAGATCATCTCCAATATGCTCATATTGGACATAAGGTCCAGAGTGTCCATTCATTCTCCCCCAAGATGAAATGCCAAGATAAACCGCATCTGCATCATCAGGAACTTCAATTTCTGGGCGAAAATTTTTGATTACACAATCATCCTCAAATAAAACAAAAGGAGGATCTATTTCACATAAACCCTTATGATGAGCAGCAGAACATCCAGCAACTGGATTATCTGGGCGAGCAACTCCTTCTACACGAATGATAGTTTTAAACCCACATTCTTTAAGTAGGTTTTGCATACTCTCATTCTTTTCGGTGTGCTGCTCCAGATTCATATAAAGAGCAGGTATTTCTCTAAGATCTAAGTTCATTGTGATTCTTCTTCAAAGCAATAATTTTAGGAACAAATGGATACTCTGGATTTCCCATCTGTTCTTCTGCAAAACAATATGAAGGTGTCAGACTCAAAGTTGGAGGATTATCAATTAAATAACGATTCATTTGAGATTCATCATGCCATAAAGCAACAACTCCATTTTCAAGATCTCTAGTTACACGATCTGCAAGAACCTCCGCCATTTCAAGAAATCTCTTTGTAGATCCACCATTGAATCCACCAGCATAATAATGCTCACCTTCCTCACCCACAGGAACGTATGCCAGCGACTGTGGGTTTCTATCATATGTCCTCTGCTCCTTTGGATAGAAGGACTGGTAGGGGTGCTGAGTGGCAACCAGATCACTTAAAACTTCATCACCAACTTTATCCACCAGACCCATATCCACATCAAAATAATAACAATAATCAAACTGAGAGATAAACTCTTTTTCTTTTACAAAATAATTATATCTCTTTAAAGTGGGCATGGGCCAAGGTTCATGTTCAATTTGACAAACCCTCACATTATCGGATGCCTCAACTTCATGATCGGTGAAAAGGAGACATTCAATTTCATGTCCATTTAAAAAATTCTCTTCAATATTATCAAGGAGTCTTTCAACAAATTGAATATACTTATTTGTTGCTATGGTTAAAATACAAATCTTCATTTATTAAAATCTCTAATATAAAGAGCATCCCCCCAAGTATCACCTTGCCAATCAGTTTCAACTCTAGTCATATTATATTTGGATAGAAACTCATCAATTTCTTCTATGTAGGCATTATTTTCATAAACCTCATCACGATTAACTTCACAATAAACGTAGTCAACGTTTTCTAAAGTTTTTACTCCCCCTTTAAGAACTTCAAGTTCATATCCTTGAACATCCATATTGATAAAATTATACTTCGTAAAAGAAAAACTATCTAAAGTTTTTACATCAACAACTTCCTTTTGATTAAAAGTTATATCAGTATATTGTGTAAGATGTTTTTTTGGTTTCAATAAAGAACTACTCAAACCACCATTACTACTAACATACATTTCAAGTTGATTCTCTTCAGATCCAAGAGCGATTTGATGCCCTTCAATATTTGCATTTAATCCAGTAACATTTCTTTCAAGAATTTGAAAATTACTCAGTAATGGTTCAAAAATAACTATTTCGGATATACCATTATTGATATAATCGTGAATTTCTTCACCATAATGTCCTCCAACATGAATAATTCCTTTGATATTCATGTTATATTTTTTCTTTATGTTTGAAAAACTAATTAACATTTTACTTAACTATCCTCTTTGCAATTGCGTTTAAACATCCATCCCAAGTCAAATATTTCTGATATATTTCTTGTCCATAATCAATATAATTTTGATATTCACCACTATCTAATAGATGATCAACTTTTTCAGGAATAGATTCAATCTCATTTTCAGTAATTAATAATGACATCTTATCCCATTCAATTTCATTTGTAAAGGGAAGCCAAAATTCATCACTAATATAAATTGGAATACACTGCATTTGGATTGCCTCATACATCCTATAAGATGCTGGACCATATCCCCTAGGTGCAAGTGCAAAAACAGAATTATAAAGAATTTCTCTAAATTTTTCAGTTCTATTAGGATCGTGTGAATTTAGAAAAAATTCATATCCAATAAAATTTTTGAGATACTCATACATTTTTTTACGAATTGGATGAGTATCAATTCCAGCATAACCAGCTTTATTAGTCCTTACCTCTTTAGGTTGCCCATTATGCGGATCACAAAGAAGTGGTATTGGTTCATATGATGAATTATTTCCAATAGGAGAACTAAAACTTCCAGAAGATCCAAAAATTAAGCAGTTATCAATATCAACTAGTGTTCCACCATCATACTGAACTATAGTAAAAAATTTCTCATTTGGATGTTTTGAAATAAGTTCATTACAGAAATCTTTCAAAGGTTGGACATTTTTTCCATAATCATTATTGATATGGAAAGATGTCCATTGAATAGGAATATAAATGTAATCAGATTCCAAGTCAGTTTTAGTGGAAAAGAAACTATATGCCCTTTCCTCTATCATCGGATTCCAACCTTGATGTGGAGGATAAACGACAGGCATCTTGGGCAAAAAATGCTCTGGGCAATCTACAATTCTAATCATAATTCTACAATTTTCCTTTCATAATAAGTTGCAGACATTTGAGAATTATTTCCACAACTATGCCAATTACTATCTAGTCTCAATCTGTGATGGTGTCTAAGTCCTTCAACTACTTTAAATTTACCACCATTCTTCAACCAATAATAGAATGCCGCAGCAGTATCAGCATGAAGAAGTGGAACTGAAAGATCTTTAAAAGGTTCTTCTAAAAGACTTAAGTAAGTATTTTTATTAAAAATATAATTACCACTATTCACAAACCAATTGAACCATTCAATACCTTTATTCAAAGATTCTTTAGATTCTTCTATGCCGATTAAATCATAACCAAAATTATAATCTGAAATATTTTCATATGATGAAACATTATCATTTTTACAGTATAAATGAGTTGGACAATAACAAATATTTGGATCTGTATTTGGAATATCCTTTATTAGATTATAAGTCTCTTCAAATGGATGATTGTCGCTATCCAACATATAAATCCAATCATTAGAGCAATTTAGAACCGTTTGATACTTATTTCTAAAAGCTCCAATATTAGTTTCATTCCTAAAAAGTTTAATCTTACTAGTATTAAGTGATTCAATAATGTTAATAAGATTATTTAAATGATCTTGGGTAGAACAATCATCATTAACAACAATTTCATCAACAAAATCATTATCTAATGCATATTTAATACAATCAGTAAAGTATTGTGATGTATTATAAAAAGGTATAGCTAAAGTAATTTTATTCATATTTAAGAATTAAATCAATAAACTTTGAGTCAAAATATTCCTTCAAAATGTGTGCATTTGGAGTAACACAATGCCCACCAATTTTTTTAGTTCCATAAAGAACTGGCCTTACTACATTAGGTTTACCAAGTTTAGAATATCCTTCATTATAAGTTTTATTATAAAGAGTCATAACTTCGTCAAAATCTACACCCTCCTTTTCACATAATTCCATCACATCAGCATGGAAAGCAATACAAACACCATAATAAGTAGTGTCAAGTAATTTAGAATATTCTGTAGTTTTGCTGTTTTTGCAGATATAAGACTCAATTCCCATATCCTTCAAATGTTGCTGATACTCAAGTCCAACACTTTGATCATCAGCACCAATATATTTTAAAAAAGTTTTAATGCCAGTATCAAGATTAGGATGAAGACCTCTTACAGGAGAATGGCATACTCTTCCACCAATTTTTTCGGTCGTTCCAGGAGAAACTGTAGAATGGATAACAGTATACTTTGGATTATATTTTTGAATATAATCTTTAACTACTCCTACAAAATTATCAATAAAAGGAATACAAATATTTAAAATATCCACATTAGAAAGATCATCATTTTTCCCAACATAAGGATCAACTATTGAAACTTCATATTGGGAAGATTGAACATAAACTTTTTCTAGACTACTTCCAATCTCCCCATATCCAACAATACCAATTTTCATTTTAAATAACCACCATTCTTATAGTATTCTACCACTTCCAAAATAACTTCGTCAACTCCTTTTGTCGGATTCCAACCTAAAATTTTCTTAATCTTTTCACTATTAGGAATCTTTTCTGGTGCTTCGGCAAAAAGTGGTCCGTGAAGTTCTGTTGGATCTACATTAGAAATCGTAGAATAAGATTCGGTAATTTCTTTTACTTTTTCTGCCAAGTATAAAATCGTTCTTTCATTTTGCTCATTACCAATATTCCATTCCTCATTCCAATATTCTTCTGGAGCAATTGAGGTTAAATAAATTCCATCAACAATATCCTTAACCCAAGTAAATGCCCTAAGTTGGGATCCATCATAATAAACAGTAATATCCTCATTACTTAATGCCTGTTTAACAAATCTTGGGAGGACAAACCCACCATCAGGAAGTTGATACTTACCAGTTACATTAAATGGGCGAATGATTTGATATCTAAAATTCGGATTAATTTTTGCCTGATTAGTTAGAACAATTTCAGAAAGAAGTTTAGCAATAGCATATTCATTCCTTACTGTAAAATCACCATGCAGTACTTTATCATCTTCCTCTTTCAGATAACTCTTAGATTCACGATGCCCATAAATTTCAGAAGTGGAAACAAATACTAATGGGCAATTATTATATTTTGCTCCATCAACTGCCCAGTAAATATCATCAAGAATAATTCTTGCCATATTACCAGAATGCTTAAGGACCCCAACAGGTCCGACTGGAGAAGCCAAATGAAGAATTAAATCAAACTTAGGAAGATTTTGCCAATCAACATTTAAAATGTCATCTTCAATAATCGATACACCTTGAGTAAGAAAATTATTCCTTGAAATTGCATTAGTTGATAAATTATCAATAACACAAATTTCCCAATCATTTTCTTTCCACTTTTCAATACAGTGGGCACCAATAAATCCAAGGCCACCCGTTATTAAAATTTTTTTCTTCATTCTACATTTACCTCCAGTTTATAAGATTTTTTTATATTTTTTTATTCTTTAAAATTTTTATTTTTTATAACAATTAATCCATCACCAACTCCCCCCTCAGTTGGATGTTCGTAAATATATTCAAAATTATTCGTTATATATTTTTTAACTTCATCATAAGTATTATGAAGAGATATAAACAAATATTCAATATTATCAATAAGATTATTAGAATTATATAATTCATTCATAATATATGTCTCAGAACCTTGCACGTCCATATGTAATATATTAACTTTTTTTTCACCTATCAATTCTTCCAAATATATTCGTTTTGCACCAAAATTATCTTCTTTAACCTCTTGTATATGAACAGGTTCTCCAACATATCCATGTATAAAAGTTGCAGATGGAAGATTATTTTTAGCAACTTCTATTTGCCTAGGCAAAATATCAAGACAAATGTTTTCACAATTGTTTAAAAAATAATCATTAAAAAACTTAGAGTAGTCGGCGTAAGCACACCCAAGTTCAATCATTAATGGTTTACTACTTTTTATATCCTTTAATATATTTAAAAAAATATTAGACTGAATTGGTTCGTGTCCAAAAATTTCATTATTGTAAATATCCATTCTATTTAAATCCTTTTTTATTTTTGATTTGTTTTTTTAATTTTTTCTATGATTTCAGTTTCATTAAAAGTTTTTTTAGAAATATACTTATTAATATTTTCAGAAAAATACTCATAAGAATGATTCATTTCCTTAATTAAATTATTATCAAAATTATCATTATTAGGAATAAAAATTCCTATGGTTCCCTCATCATTTCCAGGATTACCAATAACAACTGAGGTTTCATTTTCATAGTTGTTAACAAGTTCAATCCAAAATTCATAAACATTCCCATTAGAAGTATTGATATTACAATTTTCTTTATTTAATGGGTAAATATCATGCAAAACTATTATTCCACCAGGATTTAAATGTTTTAAAGAGTTACAAAAATCAGCATATACTTGATATTTCTCATGAAAAGCATCTATAAAGATTAGATCATATTTAGTATCTAGGTTAAGTGATTTAAAATATTCATCTGTTGTAGAACAAACAACACCAGGAATATTCAAATCAGGATTACTATCAACTCCAACTTTGTTAGAACATTCAACAACATTCCAACAGTATTGACCAGTCGAAACTCCCAATTCTAGATAAGATGAATAGTTCAATTCTCTTATAAGACGATTAAAAAACTTGCCTCTCCAATAATAAATTTCCACTTTAGTTTCCTCCAAAAATAAATTTTAAAACCATTCTATATACTTCACATTATTTTTCGTAAATTCATTTACATAATATGAAATATCTTTACAATTATCTTTCCTCATATCTGGATGCCATTCTACAGCTACCGTATTAATATATTTTAAAGTGTCATCTTCAATCAATTTGTCAATCACTTCATATTCAGCACCTTCTATATCAATTTTTAAAATAATATTTTGATTAAGGTCAATGTTCTCGCGAATAAACTGTGATAGATCAATACATTCAATTACATCAAATTCTTTAGGTGGCCACTCATCCATTAATGGCATATCTCGATCTAAAATTTTAAAATTTTTCATGAGTATATTTGTTGCCCCACCATAAAATCCATCCTCAATTGGGCAAAATTCAATATTTAAAATTCGTTTTTCATTTTTGTTCCAAACAGCTTTTTGATTGAGATGAATACTGGAATTATTTGAATATTTTTCAATTAATTTTTCGTAACAATACTTACTAGGTTCAAACATATAAACTTCATCATTTTCCAGTTGAAGAATATTAGTAAGATTTGCATATCCTTGACCAAGATTTGATCCACAGTCAATAAAAATAGTTTTTATTTTATTTAGTTCTTCCATTTAATTTCTATTTAAAATAACCCTATTTCCAATCATACTAGAAGCGGAAGGACCAGATCCAGGTCTGTCTTTTTGATTGTACATAATATCTAGACAAGATTCACTCCAAGGTTTCCAAGAATCTTTAATATCTTTTTTATGATCACCGATGAATAAATCCCAATGAGAATACTCTTCTTCTGGAATATTTTTCCATATAACATCCGAATATGATTGGGTGTCATATTTTACATTCCAATGAGGCCATGATTCTGCATCTCCAGGTGGTCCATTTAATGGAGATTTCCAACTCATATCATATGTACTTTCTAGACTTTCATATAAAGAAAGATCATTCAATTTAAGTCTAAAAACCCAATCACGGTCTTCCCAACCACCAAGTATAAATCTTTCATCCCACCACCCTATAGTTCTAATTAATTCTTTAGAAAATCCCATAAATCCTACATTATAAAGTAAGACACATGAAATGCCATTTTCCAAAAGACTAATCATTTTCTCAACTTCACTAACTGTAGGAGATGTCCTATCGTTAATTAAAATTACCCATTCTGTAGGAGATGTTGCAACAGAATGATTAATGAGTTGAGAATAAGTTTGATAAAGTTTAGGATACCTATCAATCCTATTATTCCAATAAACTTTATATTTTTCTTCTAGTGGTTTTAATGCTTCTATTTGAGCATTAACAACATCTTGACTACATCCACAATGTAGACAAATAGTAAACTCTGTAATTTTCATATTTTTAAACTAAAATAAATCTGTTTTCATCAGTAACAACAAAATTGATATCTTCACCATCATTCCTATGTTGCCAATAATTTTTAGGAGTGTATGGATAATAAATTCTTTCAGCATTAGATAGCCATGATGACCACCAGGAATAAGATGATTGAGAAATTGATATTGTTTTATAAGATGCAATTTCAACGAAGTCTTGCCATTCAGAATTACATCTAACCTGGCAATTTAAGAGACCTTTAATTTCAGTTATATATTCACTATTAGGTTCATCAGTATATAATACAGGAATTTTTTTAGATTCTTTAATAACATCAATATAATAGTCAATAGGAAGATGATTATTATCTCTTCTATATTCTCCAAGTCTTATATGTACTGCAATCAAATCGTCATTATATAATTCTGGTATTTTATTAAATGAATATATTTTTTTAATCAAACTTTTATGAGATCTAAAATTTTCATAATTCTGAAAAAAACCATGTAATAATATCCCACCACTATGTTTAGATATTTGGTCATAATCTATTAATAATCCAGGTTCACCTGAAATAACCAAAACATTATCTGATATAATTAATGGATTATTTTCTTCATCTGTAGTATTAAAATTTCCAGGTTTATTTGCTTTTAAAAAATAATTAGTTTTATTTGAAATAATTTTTCCTACAGCATATTGCCCAAGTTTATTGGCAAATCCAGAACACACATCAGAAGAACCGCGATAATGAATATCAATCATTACTCAAACCACTCCTTTCTCCAAGGTTGACCCCCAGCAAAGTGTCGGATAATAACATCTTTCCTATCAACACTATTAATATTAAATTGACACCCAGATTCTCCTGGAATTTCAGTTACGTTCCAACAGGTTGGTAAAATTTCAACATGCTGATACAAATCCTCTAAAGAATAAACAGTCCACTCATCTTTTGCAGAATGCCATCCATAGTGAGAAAGATTATAGAACGGTGTATTAGAATGTCTTTTTATTCCTGCTAAAGAATACCAAGATGCTTGTTCTCTAAAAATGTTCCAGAAACTATCATGATGTCCAAAATATTCATGAAGTGTTATTTTATCTTTTAGATTTTCATACCTATTTTCATCTAAAATTAAATTAATCATATTTTTACTCCATTCATTTACACGAATAGAATATGATCCCATACAATGAGTATTTCCAGAATCAATACAATAAGTAAATGACTTATTACAAGGATAATCAATATTCAATTTATGAATGCACATATCGGCATCAATATGAGTAAGAATATCACCCTCATTTAATGTTCCACTATCAATAAGATCTTTGACAATAGTAAATTTCCACCATGTAGGATGATTCCTAAAATCTTTTTGAGGTCCAATGTATTCCAAATATTCATAATTATGAATAAAACAATATTCTTTATTTCTTGGAGTCATATAAGTTTGAAAAAAATCCTGGCGGTAATCAGGATAATTTGCAATTACCATTAGATATTTTTTATTCATCATAACTCCTCTATAAAATAAAAGTTATCAAATTTTAAATCCTTTATATTTTTATCTATACAATCACCAGCAAACCAATTATTCGGAGCAATAGTTTTTTTACTTTTTGCCAACCAAGCACCCCACCAACTATAAGAACTATTTGCAATAATATGATATTGACAAAGACTCATTAAACAAAGATCAAAATCTGTCGCATTATTTTCAGAAATTACAAATCTATCAGAAGAAAATATTTTTTGCTCTTTACACCAAGATGAATCATCGGAAAAAATTATAACAGGAAGATCATCAGGTAAACTATCTAAAGATTTTATATAATACTGTTCATCTTGTAAAGGGTGATTTGGATTAGTAACATAATCACCCCTACGGACGTGTAGAGAAATCACTTTTGTATCAAAATTTTCTTTTATAAAAGAATTACATATAGAAAGTAAATCTTCTTTAAAACAAAAATCTTCTCTTATTTCACTTTCGATATGTTTAAAATATTTTTCACTCTGATAATATCCAAATAAATCAACATTATCTGGACAATTAATAATTAACTCTTCATCAAAAGAATGAAATCTTTCACGAAGAACTAAATTTTTAGTTAATCCAATATTATTCTTTTTTTCAATATCAAAGATATCATAGAGATTTATATCAGATTTTTTAACATTATTATCAATCCTACCAAATACTTCTTTTGGAGGTATACAAAAATCATATTCCCTATTTTTAGCAATACCTTTTAAAGAAGCGTACTGAAACATTTGATTGGCAAGTCTTCCAAGATTTCCAATATTATTAAACGACAACATTTTTCAAATACCATTTATATGTTTTTTCAATACCTTCACGAAGACCAATCTTTGGTTCCCATCCAAGTGATTTAATCTTATCAACGTTCAAAACTTTACGAGGAGTGCCATTTGGTTTCGTTGTGTCCCACTCAATGTCTCCAGGAAAACGAACAACATCAGAAATTATGTGTGCCAATTCTTTAATTGTTACATCCTCACCAGTCCCAACGTTAATGTGCTCCGCCTCATCATATTTCTGCATACAAACATAACACGCCTCTGCCAGATCATCAACATGTAGAAACTCTCTCATTGCAGAACCATCACCCCAGAGTTTCACAGTACCATACCAAGGTCCACCCATATCAATTGTATATCCATTCTCCTTCATATAATGAAACTTAGCAATCATCGCAGGGAGAACGTGTGATGTTTCCAGATCAAAATTGTCATTAGGACCATAAAGGTTCGTAGGCATCAGAGAAATGGCGTTGAAACCGTGTTGCTGGCGGTATGCCTGACACATCATAATGCCAGCAATCTTGGCAATCGCATAGGCATCATTCGTGGGTTCCAAAGCACCAGTCATAAACTGATCTTCAGTAATGGGTTGAGTTGCATACTTAGGGTAGATGCAAGATGAACCAAGGAACAGAAGTTTCTTTACGCCGAAGTTATAAGACTGTTGAATAAGATTGGTTTGAATTTGGAGATTCTCAGTCAGAAAATCTGCCTTGTAGTTGTTGTTTGCCATAATACCACCAACTTTGGCAGCAGCAACAAACACATACTCAGGTTCTTCTGAGCAGAAATATCTTTCGGTTTCATCTTGATTCGTAAAATCTACATCATCACGAGTTCCTTTGATGATGTTGGTATAACCTTTACTCTCAAGGTTTCTCACGATTGCCGAACCAACCATTCCGTTGGCACCAGCAACTAATACTCTAGAATTACTGTCCATAAATGCACATATCCTCAACTAATTGTTCAAATGAAATTTTAGGTTCCCAACCTAATTTTTCTTTTGCCTTAGTGGCATCACCTAATAAGGTCTCTACTTCAGCAGGTCTGAAATATTTAGGACTTACTCTTACAACCTCTCTTTTGGTAAGTTTATCAATACCAACCTCATCCAATCCTTCACCTTCCCAGGCAATCTTCATACCAAAATAAGGTGCTGCTGCCTCAACAAACTCACGAACCGAATACTGCTCTCCTGTGGCGATTACATAATCATCTGGTTCATCCTGCTGTAGCATCAACCACATTGCCTCTACAAAGTCCTTAGCGTGTCCCCAGTCACGTTTTGCGTTTAAATTCCCGAGATATAATACGTCTTGTTGCCCAGTTGAAATAGATGATAATCCTCTAGTGATTTTTCTTGTGACAAAAGTTTCTCCTCTTCTAGGGGATTCGTGATTGAAAAGAATTCCAGAAGATGCATGTAATCCGTAAGACTCTCTGTAGTTTTTGACGATCCAGTATCCATAAACTTTTGCAACTCCATAAGGTGAACGAGGATAAAAAGGTGTAGTTTCTTTTTGTGGAATTTCTTGAACCTTACCAAACATTTCGGATGTTGATGCCTGATAGATTCTCGTTTTTTTCTCCATTCCCAAAAGACGAACTGCCTCAAGAATGCGAAGAGTTCCTAATCCATCAGTTTGACCAGTATATTCAGGCATCTCAAACGATACTTTTACATGACTTTGAGCACCTAAATTATAAATCTCATCAGGTTGAACTTGCTGAATGACTCTTACAAGGTTTGTAGAATCAGTAAGATCTCCATAGTGAAGTTTAATCTGATCGTAAATATGATCAATACGATGAGTATTAATCAGAGATGCTCTTCTGATAATTCCATGAACCTGATATCCTTTCTCAAGTAACAGTTCAGCTAGATACGATCCATCTTGTCCCGTAATTCCAGTAATTAACGCTTTTTTCATTTTATGAACAATAAATTTTCAACAACAATAAAATCCAATTCTGTGGTTTCTAAAACTTCAAATGCATCCTCAATACTTGTCAATATTGGTTTACCTTTAATATTGAAGGAAGTATTCATAATAACAGCAATCATATCTCTTTTTTTCAATACTGTCAATATATCATAAAATAAGTTATGTTGGTCTTTAGATACAGTTTGTAATCTTGCAGTTCCATCTTCATGAGTGATTGATGGTAAAAGATCTCTATATTTTTCTCTAACTTTTGGAGCAAAACTCATGTACTCTGAGGGAAAGGCATTTTCAAAATATAAATTCTTATCTTCTTCCCTACAAACTGGAGCAAATGGTCTGAACCATTCCCTAAACTTAACTTTAGAATTTAATATATCTTTCATATCAGGAATAGAAGGATCACAAATAATACTTCTATTTCCAAGTGCTCTTGGACCAACTTCAGAATATCCCTGTATAATCCCACCTATTTTACCATCTTTTATTAAGTCAACTATAGAATCAATTGTAGATATTTTAACTTTTCCAGTTTTATCATACTTTTGATAATAATCAAAAATTTTATCGCGATCTAAAATATCAATTCCACAATAAGGTGAAGGATCTAATTTAATATTTTGAAAAGAAACAAAATGTCCAAATGATAAACCACAATCTCCAGGATAAGGTGGGATATAAAGATTTAATCCTTTGGAAGATAAATATTCGGATAATTTTTGATTGAAGATAACATTTAGAGCACACCCTCCAGAAAAAACTACATCTAAATTATACTCGTCAATATAAGGTTTAATAAACGAAAAACAAAGTAATTCAAAAACATATTGATTTGTGGCAGCAAGATCATAACTATCATTTTCAGAAAAACAATTTTCAAATAATTTAATTCCCATTTCCTGAGACATTTTTTCTTCTAGAGAATCATATTGAGTCCAATGATCTACTGGATGATTTTTATAAAAATTAATTATAGGTTCTACCCATTCATTTCTGACTTTTCCATATGCAGAAAGACCCATTATTTTTCCAGCATAACTTAAAGAATTCTTATGAGTTTTTCCTACTTGATTAACTTCTTTTTTAATTTCACTTACATAATATCCAAAAGCACCATAAATTCCAGGATTGAATACAAATCTATCAGGACTATCAATATTTGTGTGAGTTAAGGTTTCACAGTTTCCATCAATAAATTTATAAATGCTATAAGTTCTGAGTGTCAATTCAGTTCCAGTTTGGTAATCTAACCCACCACCATCTAAAGAAATTGCTAATGCATTCACAAATCCACTTTGATGATATGCTCCAGAACAATGTGACATATGATGCCCCATTTTAAAAAATTGAACGTTAGGAAAATATTGTTTTAAATTTTCAACATCATCATAATCCAATTCACTATATAAAATAATTTCTGGTTGATCCTTTAACTGAATTTTTATATAATTTAAAAACTTATCTCTAGTTTCTTGATCAGTACCTATGCTAGTATTATCATCCCTTTGCCTAAAGACTCCAAATCTTTTTTTGCAAAATCTTTCATATTCAAAAATTCTAAGTTGATTATTTTTATCTACAAATGTTACAGAAGCATCATGATATCCATTTAATGCCAAAATTTTTGAATTCATAAGAATAATAAAATATCTTTTATTATATATTAAACAATAAAAAAGATCCCATGAATACCATAGGATCTTTGATTATTTCAGGCTCGCCACTTATTTTTTTATCTAGAAATAAGAAACTAGGCGGGGTTTCCCCATCCACACCAGTCGGCATATTTTATGTCCAATCCGACGAGGACAAATGGGTCATTGACTCCACCACCTAATTTACAAACAAACTAGGAAAGACTAATTGAATTAGTTTTGGGATTTCAATTGCAGCATAAAAAGCACATAATACTAGAATATCCCAAAACTTATACTTGATTGCAAATGGAACTACAAAAACATTTCCAATACATTTTACAAGTAATCCAACTTTAGGATCTCCCCATAACAAAACAAAGTATCCTGATAAGAGGAGAATATTACCAACGTATCTTAGTACATCAGACTTTTTCATAAGGGGTTACTCCCGACCAGGGTTTTTAAAGTCTCTCCATGACTAATTAAAATCAAGATACTTCTACCATTTCCAAATCCTGATAAAGATATTCCATAAGCATTTCGTAGTCGTCAAGGGGGTCACCAGAAAACACTACGCCTTCATTCTCATAAAAACGACGGACCTTTTTATAAAGTTTCGGACTCTTTACATCAAGGTAGATTTCCCCGTTAGCAGCAAGACGAAGAGTGCTAACATCCTTTTTGAACTTTTGAATCAGAGACATTGTTTTGAATTGTTGCCTTAGTATTATAAGGGTTTACAAGTTGTATGTCAAGTGTGCCAGATAGAAAACTGGCTAGTCGGAGTATTCAGATTTGAACTGAAATTATTCCGCTTCCCAAAAGCGGTGCCATGACCAAGTTAGGCGATACTCCGTAGTTCCAACTCACCAGAATGAACTGCTGCGTGGCAACAAGAACATAATAGCACACATCCCCTTATTTCGTCAAGAATGCGTTTGTGACTCCATCCACGAATCCCATGAAATTTAGAATCTTTTTGAGAAGAGTCTAAATGATGAACTTGAAGTGCTGATGTATATTTATCATACCCACAAGAAATACATTTACCTCCCATTTCTTCTATAATAAAACTTCTTTTTTTCTGTCCCAACTCCAATGTATATTTGTTATGGCAAGCACAGCATACTGATTTTTTGTGTCCATAAAATTTAGATGGGTCAGTTTCTCCACAATGCCCACATTTATGCGTTCTCATTTTGGTAGAATAAGTTTATCTACCATTATTTATATTTTTTGTCAAACTGCCGATACTGATAAAGTTCCACCAATTGACCAAACTGGAGCATTAAGATTATTATAATGATAAACTAAACTATGTTTATTGGCAACCAGTGTAAAATTTTGCCCATTAAGAGAAGTCCAAGTGCTATTATTAGTAATAATTGATGTAAAAAGTGTTTGACTCCAAATATCCATACTAAATCCAGAAGTAGGATGTTGCCCAGAAGGACTTGTAGATCTCCAAGTAACATATGGTCCAGTATAACCATCAAAAGATGTCACCGTAAACAAATTATTTAAAGTTACTGGAGATAAAATAGATACTACTTGTCCAGTTATATTTCTAATTGCGGTTGTATCAGCTTCGGAATTAAATCTTGCCTGCCATCCAGTACCATCTGAAACACCAGAAACAGTTAAAGTAATTACTTTAATAGCCATATTAATAATTATATTTTTTAGTATTTATTATTTCTTATGTATATAAGCAATTCCAATAATAGGAACAACGATTATTCCAAATCCACAAAGTCCAATCCATATAGGACTTGCCGCAAGTGCTTCTACTGTGTGAAAAATCATCTTCCTCTCCAGTTTTTATATTCATAATAAAAGTATTGATCAACCTCATTAAGACCTGCCAAAGGAGCACTCACATCCCAGTATGACCATTCAATACAGAACTGCTTAATGTGTATATCATTAGCAGTAGACCTTACTCCAAGAATTCTAGAAAATGCAGACATTGCAAAATTATATCTTTGTCTAATGGGCGGTTCCATTTCCCTTATAGTCTTCGGAATCATAGTATCCTCCTCGTGTTCCGAAATACAGTGTAGTCAATACAAAAAGAATTGCAATGAAAATAAGTGCTTTACCTAACATGATGTCCTCCAAACATGTAACGCATACCATTCAAGATTTTTGCTCCGAACGATCCGAGATTGCGTGAGTTAAATCTTTCAAATAAGGCAGCAGTAATAACAGGAGCGGGAACCCCCAGATCCACAGCGGCAGAAACAGTCCAACGACCCTCACCGCTGTCGGATACGCCTCCAGAGAACTGTTTAAGGCTACCATCCCTGCGTAGCACATCAGCAGTAAGGTCAAGTAACCAAGACCCAACCACGCTACCACGACGCCATAACTCAGCAACCTCAGCAACATCAATATCATAGCAATAAGATTCTGGATCTGACATAGGGGCAACCTCTGCGTCCCCTTCTCTAACATATTGAGCACCTGCATTCGCGTTCTTGATGATGTTAAATCCTTCTGCATATGCCTGCATAATACCATACTCAATACCATTATGCACCATCTTCACAAAGTGTCCTGCACCTGGACCACCACAATGCAACCACCCAAACTCAGCAGAGGTTACATCCGAGTTAAATTGAGTCCTGGGGGCAGCGATGATTCCTGGAGAGAGGGCATCAAAAATGCCCGCACAAGCGGCGACCGCAGTATTTCCGCCACCAACCATAAGACAGTATCCACGATCCAGACCATAAACACCACCGCTAGTGCCGCAATCAATATATTGGATACCCAACTTTGCCAGACGTTCTGCTCTTTTCCGACTGTCTTTAAAATTGCTATTGCCATGATCAATAATAATATCTCCCTCACCACAATATCGTAGTAACTCATTGATCGTTTCCTCCACTGTTTCAGCAGGTACAACCATCTGGAAAATTCCTGGTTGGGTTCCACCATTTTTATTTTGCTTAACTACTTTAACAAGATTTTCAATAGTAGTTGTAATGCCGTTAACATACCCACTTTCGTATGCTTCGTTTGCTTTTTCATAATTCCTACGATAACCCCAAACTTCTATTCCTGCTTTCATCATGCGGCGAGACATGCCTTCGCCCATTCGCCCTAATCCGATTAGTCCTACTCTCATATGATTACCCAACATAAGCGTGTGTGAGACTCCAGTAGATCCAAAGTCCAATAATTGACCCATAAATGAGTGCTGAAATTAAAAGTGTTTTAGTCATCTTTCTCATCCTCATAAGTAGATGGTTCTTCAAAGAGTTCTTCCATTTTTTGTTGCAGAACTCTTTGATTTAATTTTTGCAAATCTTCCTCTGTAACTGTTACCATTAGTTCAAAGTAATTTTAAGAAATGGAAGTAAAGGTGGAATTACACCAATAAGTCTTAAAAGTCCTTCAGCAAATAGAGCAAGAACCACCCAACCGACGCACATACTAATGATAGAAGCATTACGGTTGTGTCGTCGTATTGCTGCATCAATCACCTCCTGAACTTCATTGCGAGTTACGTATTCACTATCAAAAGGTTCCATCATTTCTCATCTCCAAGAAACTTTGCAAGAGGATCTCTGCGGGTTTTTACAATTTCAACTGCTCGTTTATAAAACATATTGTCCGTATTACCAGACTCTTCAAAGGTTGCCTTGATCTTCACCCAATTGTCATAGGTGTGCTGATCCATAAAACTTAAAGTTGAATACTACTAGTTATACTAGTCAGCATTTTAAGAATGTCAAGTTTGTGTTGATACAAAAACACACATTAAAACAATCTTAAATTTTGTAATGTTTCTAAACGGAGAGAACAGGAATCGAACCTGCGAAGCTTTTAAACCCAGCCGCTTTCAAGGCGGTGTCCTCGACCAACCGGACTCTCTCCAAAAAGTCCTCAACGAACTTCAAAATCTAATCGTTTAACCTTACGTTGACGACGTGCCTCTTGCCATTGAATATCTTCATTGGTAAGAACACTAGATTTTGCTTTTATATTATAAGAGTTTAGCATAACAACTTGTGATAAGTCAAGAGCAGAAATCACTCCACCACGAATTGTTGCCATATTAGGACAACCACAAGTTATAGTTCTAGTAGGATGCCCTTCTAACTCTCTTCCACAAGAGCGACATCTGATTCTTAAATTTTCCATACAATTATAATTTTTATTTTATTCGGTAAACGATCTTAACATCCAAACAAACTTCCCATGTGCTTCATTTAAATCATCAAGAAGATTAATTGTTCCTCTAGACTTTTGATTTTCTGCTTCTATTGCAGCATCATTAAACATAGAAATCATTTTTTTATGATCTTTCAAGAGATCACTAATCATTTCCATGGAAGTTATATTTGTTTTTGCTTCTCCTACACCAGAAACTTCAAGAACCCTGGATAAAGAACTTACAGGTTTAATACCCAAAAATCTCATATGTTCAGAAAGACGGTCAATTTCTTTCTGAATTTGCACATATTGATCCCCAAACAAGTCATGAATTTGTTTGAAATCTTCACCAACAACATGCCAGTGATAAACCCAAGTTTTTTGGAATAGCAAGAAAAGTGATGCTTGCGTATCACTTAAAAGTTTATAAAGGGTTTCCATTATACTTCTTTTTGAAGTATTTATAAAATGGGCAATCACGGATTCGAACCGTGGACTTTCTGCGTGTAAAGCAGACACTCTAACCGCTGAGTTAATCGCCCAAAAAAGTCAATATTGTCTCATCATATATTCTACTGTATTTGCTACATCGTTCATAGCATCTCGTAGATTTTCTCTTTGTCCTGATTCTTGTTTAATGATTGGACGATGATCTTCAGTTAAAGTCCAACGCCACTGTTTCATTTCATTACAGTACCAGAGATTAATTTTCATTCTTTGAATATTCTAGTTTGACCCAATTGATAAGAGCATTAAGTTCCATGATAAAAGTATCGTTTAAGTGAACATCAGAAACTCCAAGATCTTTAAATGCTTGATATTTACGAAGAGTATCATCACGATAATACTCCAATGCTTCAATAGCAAGTTGTCTATCACGTTGGGAAATAAGAGACATAGAACTCCTAACTCGTTATCTATAATAGACCAAAAAGGGGGTTTTGTCAACCCCCCATTAATCTATCAGAAACGGAAAGTCGTCTGAATTACACCACCCCAGTTAGAGGAGTTGTTAGCAAGACGCTGGTTGTCGCTACCATAGATGATAGCAGGAGTGACACTGATGTTGTCTGACACTTGATACTTGTAGAAGATTTCAAGCATCGTTGCCTTTTCTAGATCTTCACCAGTAGGTGCTTGACCGATAGCAACACCAGCAGAGTTGCCATCAACAAACACATCATCCCAAGTCAGACCAGCAAACCAGGACTGACTGTTGGTAGCATCGCTAGCAGTTCCACTCACGGTGTTCCAACCATAACCAGCGGAGATAGCGGGGATAATACCCGACTTCTCAGGCTCCCAATATGCATTCAGAGCATAACCGTTGGAGGTTTGACCAGGGACCAGAGTACCAGAAGCACCATCAATACCATTGTAGGTGCGAACACGAGTGCCTTCAGTACCATAACGATAACCGAATGCAACACCGTAGTTCTTACCACGATAACCGATTTGTGCAAGAGTATTCAGAGCACCAGTCTCATCAAATACACCAGTCTCACTATCATTACCATTTTGAGCAACGTAGTTCACGCCAGCAATAAGACCTTTCTTACCATACTGAACACCGAAACCAGCACCAGTTGCCTTGTTATAGACGCCAGGAGTACCAGCAACAGCAAAGAAATCAAGAATACCAGACTTATAAGCAGAAGGAACCCAGGCAATCTCAGTGTTACGAACTGCAGCACCAGCAGTCAGAGTTGCTTTGTTATTGAAAGCAGGGAACTGATAGAACAGTCGGTCAATAACTACGTTGTTACCAACTTCACTGGTGGTGTTGTCTGCCTTGTCCAGTTTGAACAGGGAAGAACTAGAACCAAAAGGATTGCTGCTGAAGTTAGAAGAACGCAGACGAGTGCGAAGAAGATCCTTACCAGTGAAGGAAGTATCCAGATTCAGACGCAGATCATAGTTGAATGCGGTATGAGTAATGTCACCATCCTTGGTTTGATAATTATCTACACCACCGAGAACGAAGTTTGCTTCACCACGCAGTTTGGTAGTGGTGGAAAATTGAGTTGCCTCAAGTTGCCCAACTTGTGCTTCAAGTTTATCAACACGACCACGGATAACAGCAAGTTCTTCAGAAAACTCTTTCGATAGACGTTGGAGTTCATCAGTCACTTCAGTAACACGGTCAAGGCAAGCATTCAGGAGAGCAGCTGCTTCATAACGGGTCATTGCACGACCACCACCATAGGTGCCGTTGGGATAACCAGCAACACAACCATAACGCTCAACAAGATTGGAAAGTGCCTGATATGCCCAATCTGAAGGTTGAACGTCAGAAAGTTGCGAAACACTTGTAACCTGTTCAATGGAGTATTGGTTGACTGCTGCCATATTAAGATCTGCGGCATTCGCAGCAACAGGAGCAACCATTCCCAGAGCAACAGGTGCAAGCATCAGTTGTTTGAGTTTCATAAAAATGTTTATGTGCTATAGGACAATATGAAGATTTACAACAAAGCAAATCTTCGTTATTTAGGGGATCTTAAGCAAACCTTAAGATTGGATAGTATCTTAGATCACTTTCAGTTTTTTGTCAACTAAGATTTGGTTAAGAAGCGGAGTATCGGATTTGAACCGACGACATCTAACTTGGAAGGATAGCGTTCTACCACTGAACTAACTCCGCAATTTGGTGGGAGATTTCTCTCCCAGCGCACTTCCTTCACACAAAAGAAAGTATAAGACATAATGAGTATTATGTCAAGCCCCCGATCTGATTTGAACAGACGACCAACGGTTTACAAAACCGTTGCTCTACCACTGAGCTACAAGGGCAACGCGGGGGTGATCAAATCCCCGACCTAAGAAAACTTAGGATTTAGTGAGTCGGATATGATGATCCCGACTCTTATGGAAGACCCAGACATTTCCAGTTCTTCCAACTCCCATCGTAGGTACTGCCCCTACCAATCTCCGATTAACAGTCGGGCCCGTTCGCTTGCTCGGTCGATGGGAATAATGGTAGGAGGGATTTCTATGTGCGGATAGAATCACCTTTCACATCATCCAGTCTAAACCAGCGAGAGGTGTTGCACTTCCTACATTTGATGGAGTAAGTGTGATATACCTCATAAGGATATAACAGTGACTTACCCTCTATCATATTATATATGGAGATAAATTCTCCAAGCGGGTTAGGAGGGACTCGAACCCCCGACCAACAAATTAGAAGTTTGTGGCTCTATCCATCTGAGCTACTAACCCATAAGGCAAAAAAGATTGCCAATAGGACTGCGGAGAATTGAACTCCGTTCACACCGTTATAAGCAGTGGGCCTTAACCAATAGGCGACAGTCCCATAACCCTTTCGGTTTGTGCTTCTATGAGAGGCATGAAAGGGGTGGGTCTTAGAGGAGGGTTGGAACCTCACCTGCCCATGAGAGTATTATAGGGCAACAGTGGCATGAAGTCAAGCCGTTGCTTCCTTACGAGCGTTCTTTTCTTCAGTAATTTCTGCTCTACGTGCCTTAACAAGCTTGGCAATTTCCTGAAGTGCTTTGCGAGCACGAGTTCCTGCGGAATTGTTTCCAGCAGTGAACTTTTCGTCATTTACTTTCCATGCTTCAACAGCATTAAGTAGGTTTTCTGATACGGACATAATAATCTCCAAAATAAAATAGGATATGATTATATAGTTAGTTTTTAGGGCAGTCGTCAACCCAAGGAGCACAAATTCTCATTTCTCCGCCAAGTAGACGCTGAGCTTCACTCCCATCTGGTTCTTTTTCTACATATTTTGGTTTATATTTTTGGTTATAATCGGAAATAATCCGATCATACTCTGGAATTACGTCATTAATTGCCCGATCAACATCACGATTAACTCTACGTTCTAATTTCTCAGAATCTTTAATAACAAACTCATTAAGAATAGTTTGTGGAAAATACTTTCTTTGAACTTCATCAAGTAAATCCCAAAGACTACTCTCAGAAACTCCTGTACATTGTGAAAGTGCTGCAATAATAGATGATAATACAATTCCTATAATTGCATATTGTTTTATATCTGGTTTCTTTTTTCCGAAGTTAAACATAAGAAAGGGGAGGTCTGCAGCACTCCCCTTATATATTAAACTTCTACCGTGATTAGTCGGTTAGCATATTCATGTGCATACGAAGTGCGGGCACCATGATGCCCCCAACCAATCCAACTATACGCATAGTCCATGTAACTATTGATAGACTTACCAGGAGTTTTCATCCTGTTCTCAATACGTTGCCATTGAACTTCAGTCGTTAGATAACGAAGTTGCGTTTGAAGTGATGACGGAGATCCTCCATACTTCTTAGCAAAATCACCCAATCCATAATAACGATCGGCAGATGTCCATTGAATCAGTCCATAACCGCGTCCACAGTTATTCCAACTGGTTCTGCTACCACCTTCGCAGATATTAGGCACGAATGTGGATTCTTGTCTAATATTGCCCATGATAGTAGCAAGGGCGTTTCTGTCTTTAACACCACGATCCTGGAAAAATGCCAGGGTAGCATTCTCATGTTCATTACACCCTTTACAAATTAGCCTTGTCTGTTTTGGCTTTGATGGTGCAACCTCGCGGATTGCTGTCTTCTTTTCATCTACAAGTTCAAATTCTTTGATAATAGCAAATGGTTTAGTCGTTGGTTCCACTGGTGGTGGAGGACCTTGCATCTTGTAGTTGACGAATGGCAGTGATGCCGTACTGGTTGTAACCGTTGCCATAAGAGGCAGGGCTACAGTAAAGAAGTTTTGCATTAAAATTAATTGAACTCTACATCCGTATAGGCAAAGGAGAAGTTCCCCTTCTCAGGGGCAGCGCCCACGGCTCTAAATCACACTCAAAGTCTCATAACAAAAAACCCTGCTCATAACAGGGATTTTTACATAATAAGTTAATATTTAGGATTTGTCAAGAAGTTCTAATTTTCAAACTGTTCCATATAAATAAAATGTTATGCCTATAAACTAATGGCAAAGTCACCCAATAAAGGAAAAAAAGGTTCCGCTGGCGGAAAACAATCTAAGCAAAATCAAGGCAATGCCACTGCTAAGAAAGCAAAAAACGGTGGGAAGAAAAAGTGATGTATGCCAAGAGAATGGAATACCCCCAAGCGTGAGCCTTGGAATGCACCAATACACAACATTCTAAAGGCAATTGATAACCACACTCAAGAGTACTTCAAGAGTGGTGATATTTGGCATCTAGAAAAAGCAGATATGTTGAGAGAATATCTTGCAGAATTGAAAACTTGGATTCATAAACAAGAAGGAAGATGAAACTAAATCTAACCAAACTAATCTTTATAGTATGTTTTGCTACTATTGGATTTGTTGGTATGAATTTTGTGACCTGCAATTTCATGCTTCCTGGATCTTTAAGTGGAGCTAATGCAAAAGGAGAATTAAAAAACCCTCCTCCTTTAGATTGCAAAGAATCTGAAAGAAGAGGGTATGAAACTTTATTGACTATTTTGACTACAGTTATTGCATTAAGAACAAAGGTAGAAGATTAAGAAGACCAAAGTTTTCCTTCAGCAATTCTTCTTCTCTTCAATCCCTCAGCAACTTTTGTTCCTGGGTTGTGATAAAGATAAAGAGCATCAGGAACTTTATCCCATTCTTTGTTTTTTAATACTTTAGTGATGGTATTAAAATTAGAAGACCCGTAAAAGCGAGCACCAAGATTATAAGCAAAAGATAGAAGAGCACCTTGTTGGTTTTCATTCATTTCATTCCAGTAAGGGATATTTTTGAGTGAAAATAGAAAACGATTTTTAAGATCAAACTCTAATAAAGCATCGGCATACTTTTGAGTGATTTTTCTACCAACTTTAAAAGGTTGTCCATCAAAATCTTTTGTACTTCCCCACCCAATTGTAATCGGAAGTCCCCCAGTTAGTGGATCTGGATATGCATTCAAATGACATCCTTCAAATTCTTTTATAAGTTCTACTCCTCTTATAGGCAATTCACCTTCACTTATGCCTGAAGTAGAACTCAAGACTTTTTTGTTTCAAATATTCTCCCCCATCCTGAAGATGGTCCATCAACAGTCCATCTTTTTTCTAGGACAGACTTCTTATATACAGCACCTCTTCCGTTTGTAACAGGTCCAGTATAACTATCGTTTAATGATCCATAAGGGTCATTAACAACATAATCCCCAGAAGCAGTCTTACCAATCACTACAACCATGTGCCCGCCAGTAGGTGAAGATAAAGTACCCCGATGAAGAATCCCGATAATGACAGGTCTCCCAGCGGCAAGCTCCCTATCAAGATCAGCAAAAGAGAGATTGTAACTAAATCGTGAATTAATACCGTAAGATGATAAAACTTTTGTTTGAACGGAATGATCAGTTGTATCGCCCACTGCGAAAACTTTCTGAATGTAGGCATCATCGCCTTTAGGTCCTTGAAGTGTTCCTGGTTTGAAATACTCAAGACACATAGCACAAGATGAGGAATTACAAGTTCTTTGTGCGTCCCTATAGTTATCTGTCTGAGGATAGAAAGGAACTTGTAAAATATCTGTCTTTGGTGCTTCTACCGTTGACCTAAAAATTCTAACCCAATTTGCATTATCTTGCATTAGATCATTTGCTCTCGCAAGAAGATCTTTCTCAAGTTGCTCTACTGCTGCAACATGTTTTGGATTTTTTTCATCATAAAATTTAAAGAAATTATGGAGATCAATTTGCATTTTTTAGTCCCCTATGTATTCGAGTGAAAAAATATCATGATCTTCAATTTTAGGATCTAACCATTCACTAAATTCTTTTTGAATTGCGTATGCGTTTTGGTATTCATGTTCTTCATTTATATCACAAAGAGTATGAATACGATCAATTGCCCAATCGTGGGATAAACGAAGAGTCTCAATCAAAGTTACCATAGTCTTTTCGCATGTAGCGTCCTAGGATATTGCTATTGTAGTACGCAGGGGTGCCATCGTCAAGCGACTCTATCAATACATTATTTAGGAAAAGCTGTTTGGTTTCTTCGTAGTTACATTGTCCTTTTGTTTTATGGAGGCTAAGTATTGTTCTGTTGAAGGATGCCTTTCCCCAAAGGTTAACATCGGCTTTGAGTTCGGGACATGATCCGTAATAATTTTTCCAATCGGACTCTCCTTTAACCTTTCTAGATTTTCCCTTCGGTGTTCGGAAACTCCAGAAATATTTTCTACCAATGTAACTACGACCAGTTGTAGTGCAGTGTATATGATAAACAAAACCAAAATAATCTTGAATATTAGAAGACTCAAAAACTTCTCCATTGAATCTCCAAGGATTCTCATAGCTCATACATTAATCTTATAGAGCTATTATTTATCCTTCAACCTTAGCAAAGCGATTCTAGCAATAAAAGGGGGTCCTTGTCAAGACCCCCCAATATGTACTATAATATAATCACCAAAGAGGTTCATCTCTCATAGGTGCCTGTGGTTTCTTTTGTGGTTGTGGAATTGGTTTTTTTACTGATCCTTCTGGACTATCCCAAAGAGGACCATCTTTATAGGGTTTACCATCACCAGGTCTAGTGCTATATCCACCAGAAGGAATATTTTTTTGTATAGTTTGAGACCCTGTTCTAATAGTATTTGAAACAGATGGATTGTTTAATGTTTTTTTAATAATACCAGCACCAGTTTTAATTGCATTTCCAATAGGATTTGGCATATATTGATTTCCACCAATAGTTTCAATAATATTTTGAATGTGATTAGAATCCATTTGTAACATTACATAATTTGCTTCTTCAATCGTATCTACGTGCCCAGTATCAAAAAGGTATTCTAAAACAATATCGTATGCATCATATTCATAGGATTGTCTTAAAGTTGTTGTCATCTTACTAGTGTTAAATGATGGAATGTTTCTTTTTTTAACTTCTGCTTCAATTGATTTTGCAGCAGGTTGACTTACAGTTTGAACTCTTTGAACAGCGGTATCAGTCTTTACTTTTGGGGGTGGGGGAGTAGATATACCTGAAGAAGAAGTTTTTGGAGCAGGAAGTCTACTCTTCAAATCTGCCATTTGTGGATTAGTTGTTGCACTTGTTCCCCGAGTTCTTTCTCTTTCTGCTGCTGCTGCTGCAAGCTTTGGATTTGCTGCTGCCCAAGTTTCCTTTCCAGTTTTTTCTGCACCCTTAATGTCACCAGACTTAATTTGCTTTTGATATGTTTGTAAACCACCCCTAATTTTCTCTGAAGTTGATGTGGGTGCTGAAGATATTGGTTTAGAAGGTGTAGAAGATGGTGCTGGATTTACTGTTGATGGTTTGGGGGTTGAGGAAGGTGCAGGTTTCTGTGTTTGAGTTGGTTCTGGAGAAGGTGCAGGTTTCTGTGTTTGAGTTGGTTCTGGAGAAGGAGTTGGAGTGGGGGTAGGTGTTGCTCCTTTTTTTGTTTTATCTATAGTTGCTTGAGTTTGCCAACCATAATCTTTTCCAGTCCAGACTTTTGTTCCTAAACCAGGAAGAGTTCTGGTTTCTCCTGTTTTAGATCCAGGTTTTTGTCCTTTCCAGACAGTTTGAGGATTTTGCCACCCAAAATCATCACCTGCCCAGACTTTTCCGCCAGGTCCTTTATCTCCAATTTTTGGCATTTTTATCTTTATATTACTTATATTTTTATTTATAAAAAAAGGGGCGTTTTGCCCCTCTTATCAAACTCCAGGAAGACCAGGAGTAACTACTGGTCCTTGCCCTCTTTTCAATCTACCAATTGATTTAGATGTAGCGTTTTGCAATTTATTAATCGCATCAGAGTCTCCATGATATCCTTGTCTTTGATCATCAACAACTTTAGAGGTTCTAGAAGCAATAGCACTTTGCTCAATAATACTATTTCTCCACTCTTCTCCCATATTTGCCATGATAGCAATCGCCGCCTCTTCAGTTTCTGCATAACCTTCATCCAGAAGATGACCCTTAATAGCGTCAAAAATATCAAAATCTTGATTCAATCCATAAGGATTTCTTTCTTGACTTGATTGTGGCTTTGGTCTTGCTGTTTGAGGTTTTTCTGGTTTTGGAATACTATGACCTACATCCTTTACTGCTTGAGCACCACGTCCTAACCATTCTCTTCCAGCACCTCCAGTAAGTGCTTGATCAGCAGCAAGCCCCAAAGCTACCCAAGGTGCAACTTTACCTGTTTTTGCAAGTATTTCCTTAGTTGTTTCTTTTGCCCCAGGAATAACTTTAGGTCCTTCATTTGTCTGCTTAACAGTCCCTTTCCAGGCAGTTCTAGCAGCTCCTCTGGTGGCGGCAAGTGCTCGACCACCAAGTGCTTTTAATACAGTTCCCAAACCACCTTCACTGAGATAATGCTCATAAAGTTCATCATAAGTATATTCACTTAAATCATATCCTTCGTCAACTAATTCACCAATAACTTGCAGAAATTCTTGAATATTTTCCTGCTCTTGCAAATCATCAGTTCCATTATCATAGATAGAAACATATGATTCTAAAAAGGATCTGTATTTTCCGCCAGTTAATCTTTCCATTAGAAATAATACTTTTTACTAATATTTATTTATTTGATTATGCTGGTTTTACTGTTGCTGATGGTTTAGCACCAGTTCCTACTTTTTTAGGCCCTACAATTTTAGGTCCAACTAATTTAGGACCAACTTTTGCTGGTCCAACTCCACGTCCAGGAAGTTTTTGTGCCGTGGCTGCCTTAGGAGTAATTCCCAGTTTCTTTTGATAAGTTTGTGTATTCTTGAGAGCAGTTCTATACTCAGTTTTTGCTGCTGCAGCATCTCTTTCTCTCTGCCCACCAATACCTGTTGCTCTTGAAACATTTCTAATAGCACCACCTAATCCAGTATCTCTTGAGGCAACTGAAGGTCTTGCAAGATAAGTTGCCTTTCCTCCTTTAAATGCAAGATCACCTACAACTTGTTTACCAGTTTTAGGATCACGTACTAATTGAGTTTTAGCGAGTTGAACTGTTTTTCTTTGAGATCCCGCACCAGTTGACATAAATGCAGCACCCTTCTTATCCTTAGATACTGCAGTTTTTCCACCAATTCCAGTTAAAGCAGAACCCTGTTTTGCACCATAAGTTCCAGATTGTGCAGAAACCTTTCTAGATTGAGTTACACCATATTTTTGTCTTGCTTTTTCATAATCTTTTTCTGTTGGTTTTTTGCTGGCACCAGTTAATTTGTCTGCCAAACCACCAGCGGCAGTAGATCCAAGTGCTGCTCCACTAAGTGCTCCTATACCACTACCAATAACTGCTCCTTTAGGACCAAATTTTGATCCTAAAGAAGAACCAAGTCTGAGACCAGTTCTCCATCCTGCTTCACCTCCAGCAGCAGATGCAGTAGCACCAGTTGCTGCCTGAGTTCTAGTCTGTCCAGCAGATCTTCTATCCTTATACTCTAAAGCACCAGCACCAACATTTAATGCAGTTCCACCTAATCTACCTAAACGAGTGCGAAGTCCTGGTCCCTTTGGTGCTGCTGTAGGAGGTTTTGCTGTGGGTGCTGGAACGTTACTGGTGGGTGGTTTTGGTGGTGGAGGAGTAGATGCCTTAGGTTGCTTAGGAGGTGCCTGAGTGCCCGCCTGAGCGCCTCTAGGAGGCGTTTGTGTGGATCCTGAGGGTTGCTTTGGAGGTTGTTGTCTAGGTGCCTGTTGCTGCGGTCTGGGTGGTGTTTGAGTTGTTCCTGTAGGTTGTTTAGCAGTTTTTTGTGTTGAAGATGATGTTTGTTTATTAGGACCAAATCCAGCATCTTGTGAACTTACTTTTACATTTCTATATGCTCTTCTTCTAGCTTCTTCTGGGCTTAATCCAGACTTTTCAAATGCCTTTCTTTTATTTTCAGCTTCTTCTACTTCTGGACTCATTCCAGTTCTAGCAGCTCTTCTTCTTGCTTGTGCAGCATCTCTTTCACGAACTCTTGCTTGTTCAGCCTCACTTCCAAAAGTAGATTCCACCGCCTCAAGCATAAACTCTCTAAAAGTCTTCATTTATCTTTTACTTTTTTAGATATTTATAAAAAAAGGAGGATCCGAAGACCCTCCTCAACTTACATCATCATTCTTTTTACCTAACCACTCTTTTTCATAATCATAATCACCGAACAAAAATTCATCACTTTCTGCAGCTTCTTTATATGCGTTCAGGATTTCCTGTTCACACCATTCATCATAATTGGAATCCTGAGAAAGTATCTTTGGTAACATCTTGTTTAATCCCACCTACTATGTAGGACTCAACTTCTGTTTCCTGAGGTGCCACTTGAAGTCCCTTAGAGGAAATCCAATGTTCAGTCCAAGGAAGCGGATTATTTTTTGCTGGAATATCATAAAGTGGGCGAAGTCCAATCGCCTTCATTCTACGGTTTGCAATCCATTCAACATACTGCTGTAACAGTTTGTCATTTAGGCCAATCATAGATCCATCCTTGAACAGATACTCTGCCCAAAGTTTTTCTTGATTGACTGCATTCTCAAAGGTCTTGTAGAACCACTGCTCCTCCTCTTTGGAAATACGTGCCATCTCAGGGTCATCACCTTCCTTCCATTTGTTTAAAATGTTCTGAGTGATTACCAGATGCTGGTTCTCATCACGAGCAATCAGTGAGATGATTTTGGCACTTCCTTCCATAAGTTTGAGTTCGCCAAATGCAAAACTGCAAGCAAAACTGACATAAAAACGAATACCTTCAAGAATATTAACGTTTGCAACTGCTCTGAACAATTTGCGCTTGAGTTCATACCTTGCCTCTTGTGCGTATGGTACTTGTTCCAATGCGTGAACCCATTCATTTGAATTATCATAATGATGAGCACTATTGATGAAATCATTATATGCCTGAGTCACGCTCACGGCACGTTCCATAATACGATCTTCTTTAAGAATAGTATCAAAAACTTCAGATGGGTCCGAATAAACGTTCTTGATGATATAAGTGTATGAACGGGAATGGATCATTTCCATAAATTCCCACACTTTCATACAAGCTTCCAGTTCGGGAAGTGAGCAGTAAGGCGCGAACGCCATACCAGGACCACGACCCTGAACTGAATCCAACATAACCTGATATTTCAGGTTGCTAGTAAAAATATGTTTTTGTTCTGGACGAAGAGATTGATAATCTCCTCTATCTTTTTGAAGAGAAACCTCTTCAGGTCTCCAAAAGTAACCTAGTTGTTGAGTTGTTAGTTTATCAAAAATTGGATACTTGTAAGAATCGTATCTTTGAATTCCTAGTGGAGCACCAAAAAACATAGGTTGCTTTTTAGTATCTACTTCTTGAGAATTAAAAACGGTCATAGAATCAACCATTTTTTTATCCTCCAAACCTGTTTTAAATCTTACAAGACTCACAATCTTCCTCCTCTGCAGTTTCTAGTTGAGAAATTAAATCTTCAAGAGATTGACGGGTTTCTTCAACCTCATCATTCTTCATGTCGTTTGTATTTTGATAGTAGCTGGTTTTCCAGCCGTACTTATATGTAGTCAGTAGATCTTGTGCCATTACCGAAGTAGGAACTTCATTATCGGTATAATTCTCTGGATTATACGACCAGTTTCCAGAAATCGCTTGATCAAAGAATTTTTGCATAATAGCAACAATATGAATATAACCACGATTGCTAGGCATATCCCAAAGAAGCGTGTAATTGTTTTTAAGTGTTTGATACTGTGGAACAATCTGCTTAAGTGGACCCTTTTTCGACTTCTTAATGGACAAATAACCTCTAGGTGGTTCAATTCCGTTGGTGGCATTTGACACAACGGAACTGCTCTCCGATGGCATCTGTGCGGACAAAGTGCTGTTCCTGACTCCATATTGCTTAACTTGTGATCTAAGACCTTCCCAATCATATTTCAATTCATTCGGAACAATTTCATCTACATCTTTCTTATAAGTATCAATCGGTAAAATACCCTGAGAATACTTTGTGCGGTGCGAATATTCACAAGCACCTTTTTCTTTTGCAAGATTTACTGTTGATTGAATGAGGTAATACTGAAATGCTTCAGTCAAATCATGAACCAGTTTCCAGGCACCAGGATCATCATAGTGTTCACCATTCTTAGCAAGATAATGGGCAAGTCCAATAAAACCTATACCCAGAGAACGACGTGCTCTGGTAGCAATTTCTGCTGCTTTGACGGGATATCCTTGGAAATCGATAAGTTCATCCAGAGAGCGCACAGAAAGATCACAGAGTATTTCAAGGTCTTCAAGGTCACGGATTTTTCCGACATTAATTGCACTAAGGATGCAGAGAGCGATTTCACCATCAATATCATCAATATGTTGAAGTGGTTTAGTGGGCAAAGTAATTTCTTGGCAAAGATTACTCATCTCAACTTTATCCAAGAAAGATGAGTGAGAATTGCAATGATCAATATTCATAATGTAAATACGACCAGTTTCTGCACGTTCTTTTAGAAGATCCAAAAAGAGTTCTTGAGCTCCAATAGTCTTTCTTGGAACATCTTGAGCTCGTTCGTAATGCTCATATAAACTGTCAAATCCATCAGTACCAAAAGCATCATACAGACCAGGAACGTCGTGTGGAGAGAATAGTGAGATCTCTCTGTTTTGAATGAACCGTGCATAGAAGAGTTTAGAAATTTGGATACTATAGTCTAACTTGCGAACACGGTTATCTTCAGTTCCTTTGTTATTCTTTAATACTAGGATATCTTCTATTTCTTGATGCCAGATGGGGAAGTGGACAGTTGCTGATCCACCTCGGATGCCATTTTGAGTGCAGCATCGGACAGTTGCTTCAAACTTTTTGAGGAAAGGGACAACACCTGTGTGCTGAACTTCTCCACCTCTGATTTTGCTGTTGATGCCACGGATGCGACCTGCGTTGATACCGATGCCCGCCCTTTGTGCAACATACCTGCCGATAGCCATATCGCTAGTAAAGATACTATCGAGGGTGTCATCAACATCAACAAGAACACAACTAGCGTATTGTCTAAGTGGTGTTCGCACTCCTGCCATGATGGGGGTTGGAATGTTGATCTTGTGCTTTGAGATTGCATCATAGTATTTCCTCACGTAATCTAAACGTGTTTCCTTTGGATATTTGGAGAAGATAGTTGCAGCAATCAGCAGATACATGAATTGTGGCGTTTCATAAAGTGATCCAGTACTTCTGTCCTGCACGAGATACTTATCAACGACCTGACGTAGACCTGCATAAGTGAACAAATAGTCACGACTATGATCAATAAACGACTGAAGTTTATCAAACTCTTCATCAGAATAGAGGTCTGCAATTTCTGCATCATAAACTCCGTTTTTGATACATTGAACAATATGCTGCTTTACAGTTGGTGCCTCATGCATACGTCCAAAAATCTGTTTACGAATAGCAAACAGCAGCAGGCGAGCAGCAACAAACTGATAATTGGGATGCTCCAGATCAATTAGATCAGAAGCAGAACGAATCAGAATCTCCTGAATCTCTGCGGTCGTAATACCATCATAAAATTGAATACCAGATTGCATTTCTACTTGGGATGCAGAAACTCCAGCAAGATCTTTACACGCTTCTTCCACCATAACGTGAAGTTTATTCAAATCAAGAGATTCAGTTTTACCATTTCTCTTAATAACTTTTGTTCCGTTGCTCATATTTTTTTCCAATTGTTAAACTTAATTTTTGCTTCTAAACCAGAATAGGTATTTGATTCTAACACATCCATGACATTAAGTCCAGAGAGAACCATATCATTGATATCTTTTTGCTCAATGGATGATGGCCAAATAATTACTTTGTCGCCTCTGTCGATGGTTTTTGATATTCGGTTGACGATTTCTCGATTGCGAGGTTCGTTATCAAAAACGTAAATATAATCGCTCCAACCAAACGACCCAATATCAACGTCGGACCCACACATAGCAACAGCATTTTGTACAAACGTGGAGTCGAAGGGTCCTTCAACAATGTAAATGGGTTTTGAATGATTAATTTTTTCAAGACCATAAATTTTTGGAGCATCCTCAGAAAGCATCACAGTAATATATTTAACAGGGTTCGGTCCTAGTGCTCTTCCCTGAAAACCTATCAAATTGTTTTCCGTATCATACATTGGTATAATAATACGACTTTCATCTTTTGAAATAACGTCAAATGTATGTTTTTGTGTATTTACCCATTGTTTAAATTTGTTAGTAAAATAAAATTTTTCTGGATTTAATTTTCTTTTTTCCAAATACTCTTTTGCAACAGGAATTTCTGATGCTTTAGGAAGATCTAACTTTTTTTTAAAGGATGGTTTAGTAAAATCAAATTTTGGTTCTTCAACAACAAAATTTTGTCCAGTATGCCCCTCTTTAAATTTTTCTAAAGTATATTGTTTATACAATATAATATCAATTTCTTTAAGAAAATTATTAAAAGACATACTAGCACCACAGTTGTGACACTTAAAGTTAGTATTATTTTTCACAGGATAAATATATCCTCTTGCCTTGTTTTTGTTCTTATGAGAATCGCCACAAATAGGGCAGCGGAAGTTGTAGAGATCCGATTTGACCCTTTTAAATTTTTGTAGACGTGATGAAACTAAACCAATATACTTGGAGTCAACAAAATCCATTACAAGAGGGTATTACTTTGTGCGCTCTACTCTAGCAGGTTGTGAGTCAGGTGTCAACATATCCACAACTACAGTAGATTGTGAAAACATAAACGATAGAAAAATTGCACCACCAACAAGTAACCAACGAAACTTAGCAAAATCTTCTACTTTACTTTCTAACTTTTCCAATCTAGTCATAACTCTAGAATAATCTTGTTTATTTTCTTCCTTTACATCCTCAATCATTTTAATAATCAGTTCATCGGTTTTCATACTTTGCTCAATACGCTCATCGTGTTTAGTAAGAATTGTGGCAATACGTGAATTACCTTCAGAAATTTTTTCTACTGCCGATTCTAATTTAGAAAGCATTTCGCGGGATAATTCTTCATAGATACTGAGTTTAGATTCAAGAACCGCTAGTTTAGATGATTCTTGTGAGAACATTTTTTTTAATTACCTCTTAAATACTGCAACCACCATTTACGAGATCCTTTACCCCCCTTTGCATAAATTTTATTTTTTCTAAACACAGGAGGATTATCTGGAGGTAAACCGGCAATACTAACTTCGCCAGATTTATTAGTCGAATTTACTGGACCAGAAGAAACACTCATTCCTTCTTCTTTTATAAGTCTAATTAAATTTATTAATTTTTCTGCTTTATCCATTAAATTAAATGAAGTTGGGTCAAACAGTTTTTATCTTCTTGTATATTATCAATTTCTGTTTTTGGATATTCTGGTATTCTATTTAAAAAAATTAAAAAACTTTTTATTGCAGGCCAAAGATCTTTATCTAAACTATAAAATAACAAAGGGATTGCCGCATCATTAAAAACATTAAAAAGTACAATTAAATGATTTAATATCAAATGCACTTTAAGTTCCCCAGTCTGCTTATACTTTTTAAGAAGTCTTTTGATATAACGTATTTTTTTTAAATCGTTGTCAAAATCTTCTTTAGTCGCAGACTGAGGATTGTCATAAAATTTTATGGCAAATAACAAATAATTATTTTCATTCAACTCATCAAATCTCATACATTTTTATCAAGAATCTGGATATCTGGCGTCATCATTTGCATCACTGGTAATCATACTTCCGGCAACTAAAGTTTCACTCTTGACTCTAAGATTTCCGTGAGTATCTACGTAAGTTGTAACACCAACCCAACCAGCATGAGCAACGCTATAAGCTCCTGCCTTTCCACCAACTGTTGCTGTTCTAGCAGCAGCAGTTTCAGTAGTATCTACACCAAATACAGTAGAATATCTATTTGATTTTTCATCAGGTGCAACATACTGACCACCCTCAATAGATGATATGGGTCTTTGAGTTACAAAATAAGATGCACCACTAATTAGATTAGTTGTTGGGTGAGGAATCAAAAATTGCGTAGAAGCAATTGAAATTGCAGTATTACTTGTAACTGATGAAATTACTGCATGACCATAAGTGGCACCAGCGCCAACTACGAGAATATCTCCCTCACTTACAGTAAATCCAGTAGTTGCAAAGGTAGTTCCAGATCCAGTTACTGCCTCAGTACCAAGATTGATGGTAATAGTACCAGCCTGTCCAATTAAATCCGTATTGCCCCAAAGAGCCATGTTTCTTACCCTATAATTTCTTTATATTGATATTTATAAAAAAAGGAGACTTTTACTTTTTGTCTCCTTTAGATAGTTATGACCCAATTAGTTAAAAAACAAATGATCACACTTTAGGTGCTTCTGGTTTGAACAGAAGAACTTTAGCAGTTTCAAGAATTTGATTATCAATACTATTATCGGTTGTATTTACATACTTTTCGAGAAGAGAAATTACAAGATTCTTAACTGCTGGATGTGTAGCAAGATGAATAAGAATTGGTTTTACAACCACTACTATTGCGTCCATGATGTCCTCCGTTTAGAGTATCCTGAAATATTTATCAGTCAGCAGGTTTTACTAAAGATGAAGCTCTTTTTAAAGCGTCTGCACCTGCTGCTTTCCTTTCTTTACTTTGCCATTTTCCACCAAAAGATGTTGGTGGTCCACTACGGTCTAAACCACGCATATCACCATATCTTTGTCTTGGTCCTTCACCTGGTTCATCATCTCTTTCTGAGATTACTTTACCTTCGGGTTCATAAGAAGCCTTGATTCCCATCAATCCAAGAGCAGTTCGTACTTTATCTCTTTTAGTCTTCATTTGTCTTGGATCTTCATCACCCCCACATTCTTTTTCTTCTTTTGCAACATGTTTTGGAAGACCTTTATGCTTAGTTTTAGCGAATTTTTTTGCTTCCTTTTCACTCATTTCAGAAGCAGACTTTGCAACTTCTTTTGATGATGCCTTTTTGCCCCGTTTAGTGGCAAGAACCATGCCCATAAATTTTTGCTGAGCTGAACTTTTTGCCCTTTCAGTTAAAATAGGTCCATCAACTTCATAACTATTTGCTACAACCATTCCATGGCGTGATGGTGCGGTTTTATCATCTGGAAATAATTTAATAATACTGGAATTATTTACACCTTCACCAGTAATCTTTTTATTCCTTTTATCTTCAGTAGTTTTTACTTCACCTATAAAGTCTTCTTTAACACTTGAAGTATCTTTACCGTCTGCCACTCCACCCCTTCTACGTTGAATTGCATTATGAACGGCACCACGATATTCTTTAGCACCACTTTCCACGTTACCATCACCATCATAATCCTTCTTTGCATTGCCGCCAGTTTTTACTGTAGCAGTTTCTACACCTCTTTTTCTTTCACCTTCTCTTGGTTCACCATGTTCTGTCATTTCTACAGAAGAAATATTTGGATTTGCACGAAGTTCAGAAATTTTTGCACGAGTTGCATAACGAACATATGAATTTCCAGTTTTCTTGTCTGTAACTCTTACTTTATATTTTGCTTCTCTAGTATCAGCAAGCTCTCTCAAATAATCCAATTCTATTTCAGAATTAACCTCATCTATACCTTCAACAAAAACTTTATAAAGAGCATTTGCAACATTTTCTGATACAATATTTTTAATATCAGATGTATAGTCTTCTCCCAATAACATTTGTCTTGCTCTCATTTTAACTGCTGGTGGTTGAGAAGATTTTTGAAGACCTTTCATATACTCTCTTTTAAGAGATGCTGGATCTAATTTTTTATCACCGATAGATTTCTTGATTTCATATCTAATATCATAAGCAAGTTGTCTTGCTTGCTTCTCAAGAGTTCTTTTTGCATCGCCCATAGGAGGGGTTTCTTCAAAAATAGTGGTAGTCATTTGAGATTTTTATAATACTTTATTTTTTTCTATGTCTATTTATGAAATCAATACCGTAAGATTTTGCACCAGATTGAAGATATTCTGAGTTTGTTCCTATTGCACCCGGAGTTTGTTTAGAAGCATATTTAAAATACCCCAAAGTTCCTGCCAAAGTGTTTGGTTTTCCAGGTTCTCTATACATACTATCCAATTTCTTCTCAGTATATTTTTTAGACTCAGTTACATCTTTAATCCAGGACTTAAACATAATATGATCTTCAGTTACACAAATAAGATAATTAGTCCCACGACGAATAATACGTCCAACCAATCCGGTATTTAAGTTTTCTACTAAATCCCCAATGTTATAAATTTTTTCTGCAATATAATTTTCACGAAGAGTTTGTGTGTCATACTTAGGTGCGATTTTCCAAACTTCAATTACCTCATCTTGTATTCCCATAGAAGCACGAACGGTATCAAAAATTGCTCTTATATCTTTTGGTCTCATGTCTGGAGGCATACCAGCACGAAAAGTTTTAAAATCTCCTTCCGCAGCAGCAAGACGCATTCTTGATGTTGATAAACCTTCCAATCCATCTGAATCTGGATCTATATCTCCAGCAGATAATACTTCAATATTATCAAATTGATAAAGATTTCCATTATAGTTATTAGATAGTTTATCTAATTCTTTAACTCTATCCGATCCACCAACAATTCTCACGTTCATATATCCATCATTATGCGCTTTCTTTAAAGCATCAAAGATTGTTGTTGTATTGAGATCATTTAAAATTCTTTCACTATGGTCAGGAAACATTTGACGCATTATCATAATTTTAGTATCAGGATCTAATGGATTTTTTTTCTCATCCTGACTACGTGAAGGAACAATTATATAATCACTACCATCTTGTTCTGCCGCTGCTGCTGCAGTATCCATCAATTGTTGATGTCCTAAATGCGGAGGATTAAATCTACCAAAAGCAATAGTTAAAGTTCCTTTTGTTTTTTCTACTGGAAGATAATTTACTACAGGATCTTCTGGCGAAATAGGTTCTTGGGAAACATTCTGTTGACCAGTTGGTACAACTTGCTGCTGTTGAGTAATGGCAGGATCTTGAAAATTAGGATCAGATATATTTTTTTCTAGTTCAGTTTGAGCAGAATCTTTACCAAGAGTTTGTCTTTTATTATAAAACTTGAGTCTTCCTTTTTCTGTTTTTGCGACAAACTCTCCCTGTTTATACCATCCACCTTTACCATCTCCCTGAAATCCAAGTCTAGCAGCTTGTTGAGATGCCATTTCTTGAATATTTTGCACAAACTGAAAGAAGTTTTTCATTATTTACGGTATTATTCTATCTTTACTATAATTACTAAATATTTATTCTAATAGATTATCTCACCTTATCAAAACCCATTTTATCAGATGTTCTAGACAAACTATCATTAGAACTTCTCAATTCCAAATAATTAATCGTTTTAACTCCACCATCTTGAATTCTTGTAAATGATGGATTTCCGTTTGGCATAGAAACTTTCATTTTTACATAAGAAATTCTAGATTTGTTCAAATATACCTGAAATATTTTTTTAAGATCATTATGCAAAATTCCTGTTTTAGATGCAGATTGAATTAAAGTTTCACATTTATATCTTACTTGCCCATAAGTGACAGTTTTATAAGTAGGAAAATACTTACTTATAAAAGGTTTCCATGGTTGAATATTAGTTATTTGGTCTCTAGATGATTTAATATTTGTGTCATAGTTTTTTTCTATATCAGAAATAGCACCAGCAGTTAACTCTGCAGTATTTTGCAACAATTGCCACCCAAGAAAGGGTCCTTTTTTAATAGAATAATTTGATAATATTTGCAATAGTTTATATGCCTTCCTAGATTTTAATGGAATTTCTAAATAATTTTCAACATAGGGAAGTACAAATTGGGGTTTAACCTGATTAGATACACCCCTTCCAGATTTTGCGGATATTAGATATTCTTGATCACCACAAATAAGTTTATAGTCATACAAGGCTTCCGAAGAAGATGGTATGAAAATTTTTGCACTAGAAATATTTGTTACTCTCAAATCGGACAAAATTCCTCTTTTAATGCAAACTAATGGTCCAATAACTTCAGAAAAATAACTAGTGATTGTGCCCCAATCAAAACCATCAGTTTTTATTCCACTAAAACTTCCAGGTCCTCCATTTGCATAAGAAACTAATTCCATAAGATAATCATACAATTCCCCACTATAATTACCAGATTGCCAACGATCTGTAATTGAATTTATTACTTTCTGGTAATATATTTCACTGTTACCAAAAGTTTGATTTTCAATCCCAAAAGATTCGGGACTTAAATTTAAACCAGAAGATATTCCTGGTTTATAAAAATTATCAACCGGAGAATAATAAATTGGACCAGTTGGATTAAATTGAAATGCTAATTTTGTATTTCCTCCTCTGGAAATATGTTTAGAAAAACCATCTTTATAAATTACAATTCCATCATATGGTAAGTTTCCTTCAACTTTCGTTGTAAGTTCATCTGCATAATACGGTGCAGTTTTCTTTATTTGAATACTAATATTATCTTTATTATTATAATATTTTTCCCAAGTATCTTTACCTTTTGTTCTTGACATTTTTTCAAATATTTAGTGCCCGTGAGAAGATTCGAACTTCCACTGTATGGATTCTAAGTCCACCCTCTCTACCGTTGGAGTACACGGGCAAATGGAGAATAGGAGAATCGAACTCCTAATAAGTGCTTGCAAAGCACCCGTTATACCGTTTAACTAATTCCCCAATAAAAGAATTATATTACCTAATAGACATAAGGTCAAATAACTCTGGATGAAGTTGTCCATACTTTCTCATAATCTCACCTGCCTTTGCATTTGCTTGATTTTCTGATGGACTTCCTGGACCACTTCTACGAATTTTATTTTCAATATTTTGCTTATAATGGACATACTCATGAGCAAGTGTTCTAAGTATGTCCATGGGATGACGATTTATAATACTTAAATGTATCATATTATCTTTTGATATTTCACCAAATGCCAATACTTTTTTTGAAAAATCAGCATCATCAACTAATATGATTGGAACATCATAATTAATTTTTAACTCTCTTTTTAAAAAAACTAAGAATTTTTTTAAAATAGAATCAAACTGAATTCTACTAATAGGTCTTCCCCTTTTTTTTCCAATCAAAGACATTTTTGAAATATTTATTATTAACCAAAAACTGTACTAATCTTATCATCAAGATCTGAAATTACCGAGCGAATATCAGAAATACGAGGAGGAACACTTTCTGAATTATAAGTGTATCCTTTTTGAGACTCAAAAAGGATTTGTCGTACTGCAGCAGCAGAACGAATATCCATTTTAATTGTTACTTGCTTTTCTTTAGTCATCGGTCATCAGCAGCACGGTTTTCGGAGAAGTAAACATCAAAAGCACCTTCAGGATAACGCTTCAGGAGTTTTTGAACGTTACGGGCAACAACATCATCCAGAGTTACATCAAGTGCCATACATGCTTGAGCAACATACCACATAATATCTCCCAACTCAATAATCAGGTGCTCACGATTATCCTCATTATAAGGTTTTCCCTGGAAAATCATCTTCTTAACGATTTCCATAAACTCACCACCTTCAGCATTGATGCCAACAGAAGCGGTTAGAAGACGCTCAATATTCGCACCTTTCTCATCAAGAGCAACCAGGCGGTCAGAGAGAGAAAGAAAGTCTTTAGATGCATCAGAAGTCACTGCATCTACAAACTCAGCATATTTATCAAAATTAACGTGTTTAGCAGTTTCCATTAAAATTTAAATCCTTCAAACGACTTTTTGGGTTTTTTGTCTTCATTATCATTATACTCATCGTCCTGCCCACTGTCAAGTATGTCATTCTGGGCAGTCTGCTCACAATCATAAAGACGCATTTTAGCACGGTCAATCCCAACAATAAATCTCTTGTAGATTGTTGGGTCATTATAACGGTTTTTCAATTGCTTTACCATAATTTGACCAAGTTGCTCTAACTCTTCCGTGCTAATCAGAGCAAACATAAGGTCGGCAGTAGCAGGCAAACCAAATGATTCGGAAGTATCAGTCAATTCCACATCAGAAGATCCAAAACCACTCCGAGTAGTTTGTGTTGCGCTGACAATCGGAACATTGAATTCTACTGCCAGACCACGAAGTTCTTCGGCAATTGATTTAATATAAGAATAAGAATTGACAGAACTATTTGCTTTGTGTCTACTGGAAGCACAAATATTAAGGTAATCGATGAAAATAATATCAGGTTTAAATGACTTCTTAAGTGCAAGTTCATTAAGAAGTGCCTTGAAATGTCCACTATGCGCTGAAGCAGTTGGATACTCCTTAATTATAAGTGATCCACTGGTTTTCTTTGCAATATTCGTTACTTTATTCTCAAAGGTTGATCTTGGCAATTCTTCCAACTGCTGAATGGGAACGTTTAAGAGATTTGCATCAATTCGCTCAGCAATTTTCTCCTCTGCCATTTCCATTGTAATGTAGAGAACGTTCCTCCCCTGCAACAAGACGGAGCTAGCAACATGGCACATGAATAAAGACTTGCCGACACCCGTACCAGCAAGAGCGATATTAAGAGTCTTGTTAGGGAGACCGCCTTTGGTAATTTTGTTAAAGTACTCAAGATCAAATTCAATTTTATCCTCCTTTCTGTGATAATACTCATATCGTTCTTCATAGTTGTTTAGATAATCGTGACCGATATTGTTATCAAAACTAACTGCAAGAGCATCTGAAAGAATACTTGGAATAGCATCCCTATTCTTTTTTGAATCGTTACCATCGGCAATATGGATTGATTCCATGAGTGCCAAGTAAATAGCACGATCACGACACCATCTTTCAGTAGTATCAAGTAACCACCGCTTATCTACAGGGAAATAACTCAAGTTCCTATTAATTTCCCTGATTTCTTTAATTTGATCCTCAGTCAAATCTGACCGATTTTCTACTTCAATATTAAGTGCTTCAACAGTAATTGCCGAACCATATTTTATAATGAATTGAGTGATCTCTTCAAAAATAACTTTTTCAGATTTATTTTCAAAATAATCTGGTTGTATAAAAGGTATTACCTTTCTAGAATAATCTTCATTAAATACTAAATTTTTTAAAATAGTCGATTCAATTCGTTCCATAAGAGAATTCACGTTTAGCAATATCATCAAGTTGTTGCATCACCTCTTCGGTGAAGTATTCTTCAGTATTTGCTAAAATTTGTTTAGCGTAGATTTTCTTGCCATTAATTTCATAACGTCCTGCGGTGTTTTTCCAAAGTCCACCAATCTCACCGAGTTCAAGTAGTCCATAATATCTATCCAGACCTCGTTCATCATAAAACAAACGAACCTCTACATCCTTATTCTCCTTACTCAAACGCGACTTAGCAGTCTTTGCCTTTATAATGTTTCCAACAACTTCTGTTCCATCCTTTTCTTTCTTTTTGCTGAGATAAATGATTGAAGACGCTGCGTACTTGAGTCCACTACCACCACCCATCTCTTTAGTAGGAACGTAAGCACCGATGACATCATACGTGTGATTGGTCACGATCATTGGAATTTTTGCTTGACCCAGTTTAAGCGTAAGCATACGGAATGCACCTTTAATCAGTTGTGATTTGGTCATGTCACGAACTTCTTTATCATTCAGAGCATCATTAATCTCCTTACTTGTGGAAAGCATACCCAGAGAGTCTAGCACAAAAATGCAAGGTTTGCGTTCTGCTTCTGGTTTTTTCATATACATATCTACTGCCTTGAGCGCCGTTCCACGAAACTCTTCAACAGTAACCACATTAACAACCACAAGACGAGAAGTATCAATTCCACGGGATTCTAAGAGAGATTTGGTAATAGCAGCTTCAGTATCAAAGTAGAGGCAATAACCATCGGGATTGGTATCAAGAAAATTCTTAACAACGGCGAGGCTGAAGAAAGTTTTTCCAGTACTAGACTCTCCAGCAATAGCAGTAATCTTGTTGCCAGATACACCGCCAAATATGCTACCTGAAACCAGTGCATTAAAAATGTACGAACCTGTGTCAACATAAGTTTCAGTCTCATCAATATCAGAAGCAAGTTGCGTGTACTCGCCACCAATTTCTTTCACAATATCCTTAAGAAAATCCATTTTTTTTCTCCTTCAAATGATTTACTTTATATGACCACAATTTAGCATAAAGTTGTGGATTAATATTTTTTAATGAGTTTATTATATACTCTAATTCTTTTTGATTAATAGGCAATTTCATTAAAAGAAAAATGATTCAAGATTTATAGTTTTTTCTTCTTGCCACCCAATAATATTCAAAATTGTTTTGAGTGGATCCAAGAATGCTTTCTCAAATTGTAATTCATAATCAATGTATTTGTCAAGACCAAGTTCGGTAGGAAACTGCTGAATAAAAGAAATTACATTTTCTTGAATGATATTTGGTTTTTTCAAAAATAAGAACTTAACCTTTTCGCCATTATTAATCAAAGAATACTTATTAGTAAGATTTTTTTGTTTTATGTAATGATTAAAAAGCAATGCACCCCGTACCTGAATTGGAGTTTTAGAGGCGTAAATATTAGAAGACGAATAATATTTACGAATATCAGAAGCAGTTCTAGGAAATGCAATTTGTTCTGGAGGAAGAGATTTAAACTCTTCGCGGCACTTATCAATAAAATGAATCATGTCATCTTCAGTACCACTCATTAAAATATTAAAAGATTCTTTCAACATCTTACGGCAAGGTGCTGGTGTGGAAGATTTAATTGCTTCAATACCCTTAATCTTGAGTTTGGATTCCTCATAGCGAACACCTTCACTATCCCACACACTTAAAATGTATCGCTTCTTTGCAGTCCAAATACCACGTTCAGCAATACACTCACGCTTCATGATCATTTTCTGCTCATAAGCATTCACGTATTCCGCCAGTTCTTTGTAAGAATTTTCAATATACTTTTCAAATTCCACCTGACAGACCTTATCAAGGAACGAAACAACGCTTTGAGTAGTTTTCTCTCTTCCTTTGTATACACTCTCAACCAAAGGACCCATATTAACGTAAAGAGAATCAGTATCCGAAGCAATAACGTAATCAACATCTGTACTCTTAAGAATTTTGTTTAAATAAGCATTTACCTTATTCATGATCCAGTTAATTGAAACTTGACCAGATAAAGTAATTGCTTCAGCATTTGCAAGTTTAAAATAACGAAAATACTGATTACCAATCGCACCATAGGCAGAGTTCAATTGAATCTTTCGTGCCATCTGAATGTTGTTGCAACGAGCAATTTCTTTAACTAACTCCTTGCTCTTGGTCTTTTCATATGCTTGCTCTGCAGCAAGCATTTTCTTTTTAAAGATTACACGTTCATTATAAATCTTTTCCATCAACTCTGGAAGGAATCCGCGAACATCTTTACGATACATCGCACCATTCGCACAAACTGCATAGTCTTTATACAGTTCAAATGTAAGATCTTTATTGAGAATCTTATCCACAGTTACAGATGGATGCCTTTCTTCTAAAAGAGTTTCAGGGCTTATGTTGTATTGCATAATCAAATGTGGATATAGAGAGTTCAAGTCAAAACTCACAACCCATTCATACATTCCAGGAATAGGTTCTTTAACATAAGCACCCTCATATTTGGAATCTTTATCAGAACGCTCTTTAGGAGGAATAACGATATTCCTTTTCTTCAGGTAGTTATAGATAATCGTATCCCACATGCGAACTTGAGAAAATACATCCTCATAGTTTGCCTTGGCGTCATATGCCATAGTAAGCGCAAGTTCAATTAGTTTCATCTTGTCTTCCAAACGGTCAACAAGTTCCACGTCCTTGATGTTGTATTCTACAAACTTTTGCCATCCTTTCGTATAAAAATCTTTGAAAGTATCAAACTCAGAGTGATCTAGTTTTTTCTGTTTAAGTTCAACTTCAGCAATATAATCCAGACGATAAGATTCCTGTGCTTTATAAGTAAATTTCTTATAAAGATCAAGATAGTCCAACTGCGAGATTCCACCAATATCATAACAAAGGTGCTTACGACCCGAGATGTATGTTTCATCTTCAGTTACAAGACCCCAAGGTGACAAACGCTTCATTAGTTTTTCACCAAGAACCCTATCAATTCTACGAACGAGATAAGGAATATCATACAGTTTACTGTTCCATCCAGTCACAACTTCTGGTGTGTTGGATTCAATCATCCACCAATTAATGAAATCGTTTAAGAGATCGTACTCACTTGAGAATGAACGATAGTTTACATTCTTCTGTTTGTTTTGAAAGGGACCCTTCCCCCAAGTGTTAATTTGTTTTGAGGAATAATCTTGAACGGTAATCAAAAGAACTTCTTCGGCAGCAGATTCTACATCAGGGAATCCATTTTCAGAAGCAACCTCAATATCAATAGTAGTTACTTTAATTTTACTAATATCAAATTTAATTTCATCTTCAGAATACATATCAGAAATATACTGATAGATATATTGAGTATTTCCAAAGATTTTAAAGTTTTCTACGTTCTCATATTTTTTAACAAATTCCCTACAATCACGAACAGATCCAGGTTGAACTGATTCTACATATTCTCCACTTAAGGTTTGATATTTTGTTTTTTTATTGGCAGGGACAAAAAGAGTCGGGTTGAACTTCTCACGGGTCATGAAGTGTTGACCATCTTCATAACCACGGACAAGAAAGTTGTCCCCGACCATTTGAACGTTAGTATAAAAGCGCATCAGGTAGTTAGTTCTAAATACTTTTCAACAATTTTTGGAAGTGGATCTGCGATAGTTAAAATATCATCAGATCTTAGCATAATTTCCTTTTGATATGTAACATCTGGCCAAGGTTCCAAATAAAAATTATCATCAGAACCGTCTGCTTTTTTAAACAAGAATGGATTTATCAATTTACAGTTAGGACTCCCAATATCAGCATCAATTTCAACTACTTCAGTAATAAGAACAACATCAACATTAATTAAAACACACTTAACGGTCTTAGACATTTACCTTATCCTCATACATTTTTTTCAAAGATTCTACTGGTTCAGCGAGAGTAACTACATTACTGAAATCAATTGGAATTTGCGTATCAATAGAAAGAATTATCCAAGGTGTTAAAGAAACATGTACCTCTCCACGATTTACATTTTGTTGATCATCATTTTCAGTATCAATCATTTCCTTTTTAATAGAAACTAATTGAGGGTCATTCAACAGATACCCACAAGGTTTTTCATCAGAAACTAGTTCCTTTACATCAGATATAATAGTTTCTCCAGTTTTTAATAAAACAAGTTTAATGGTCATTTTTTCACTTAGTTTAAAACCAGTATAACAAAAAAAATGGGAGGTGTCAACTGGATTTTGCCAGTTACCTCCCGTGGCATAGCGCCGACGATATTCAATTATATTTATAGATAGTCCTTACGGGCGTGATGCTCTGGGACTATTTTCCCAAGTACGATCCGTAAAAGTCCATCTTCAAATGTGACTTCACGTACTTCTGTGTCGTCGGATAGAGTCCACGCTCGTTTAAAACTTCTTTGAGCCACTCCCTTGTGGATAAACGTCCTATCCGATTCGGCATCTGCTTTTTGCCCTTCAACAAAAAGTTTTCCATATTCTGTGAAAACATTTACCTCCTCCTTTTTGAATCCAGCGAGTGCGAGTTCCAAATGGGATTCAACGTTATTTATTTGAATTAGATTATAAGGAGGGTAATTTGTAGTAGTTTCGTGGTGATTAAAAAGACGATCAAAATATTCATCCATTCCAATACTATTGCGGGTAATCTTATCCATCAAAGTATTAAGATCCGCAGCAGTATAACGTGCAAGGTTAGTCATTATAGTAGCTCCTTTAAAAGCGAGTTTGTGTTTTGTGGACCCTTTCGGCATCCTTAGTATTATATATGTAAAATAAATAAAAAGGGAGTGTTGAACTCCCTACTTTTATTATTCGGCGTCTTCTACCTTTTTCTTTTTAGCACCAATATTATACTTGGTTTCTAAAATCCAGTCCCCCTTATCTTTATAAGCAAGAACTTTAATTTGATTCAAAGGAGCAATGTCCTGAATCTTTTTAAGGTCAACAATCGTAATCAAACCCCAATCAGCAAGCAGTTGAGCAATACGATTGCGACGTTGAACATCATTCACAGTCAGATTAGCATGTTTACCATCCAAGGCAAATAGTTCTTTAAAGTGAACAAGATAATATCTACCTTGCTTGTGAAGAATATGGCAAGACTGATAGATTTTCTTTTCCTTTCGTGATGCGACTCCGATACGAGTCAAAGTTTCGCGTACCTTCAAAAAGTCGTCTGGTTCATTAAGAACCACTTCAACCATTTGATCGGGCGTCCACTTCACTTCAGGTTCTTGAACGACACTCATTTTGTTCCTCCAGTTTCAAATTTTGATTTAATAAAATTAAGTTGTTCTTTAGTAAGAATCCTCAAAGCTTGTTTTGCCTTTTCATTACTATATCCATAATAACGTTTGACATAATCAAGGTCTTTGATTTTATCTTGACGGAGCCAGGGAGAAAATCTCTTCCTTTTCCTCAGACTATTTAGCAAAAAATCATATTGCATCTTTTTTGAAAGGAAATGATATTGATTCATTTCATTTGCATACATGATGCAATCAATATGTCCAGAGAGACACCGATTAATGATATATGGTGCATATTCCTTCTCAAGCGAAGGGTCTTCGTCAATCAGATGTTTCTTCGTCTGATTGATAGAGTTTAACCAGTCCTTCAATTCCATAATTAAAAAGCAAAAGTTCTTTACGTTGTTTTTGTTCTCGCATATATTCACCAACAGATCTCATCGTATACGTAAGATCAAACTCAGCAGCATTCCAGTTCTTAAAACGATCCTTCACAAGTTGATCTGAATTATAACTGATCAATTGATCCATATTATTAGCATCGCAATCAGCAGCAAACTTATCGTGATCAAATCCTTTGTGCATTGATCCCTTATGCCCATAGAGATTATCCTTAATATCATAAGGAGGATCGAGATACATAAAAGCACCTTTGTCCCCATCCATCAGATAATCGTATGAATAGTTAGTTATACGCCAATTAGCAATTAACTTGGAATACTCTGGCAATTTTCCAATTCCTCGCAAGGAAAAATTGGAGTTACTTGCTTGCTCTGAAAAAGATGAACTTTCGGTAAGACCACTAAAAGAGCATTTGTTAACAATATAGAAAGCGACAGCACGATTAAAGTTCGTTTCAGACTCATCATTTATATGCTCTTTTGACTTTAGAAAGAGTTCCCTTGCAAGTTCGGGAGTATTGTAAGCAACTTTACAATCAACCAATTCATTCTTCAGATCATTCCCAAACATCTGGAGTTGTTGCCAGAAGTTTACAAGGGGTTCATAAAGGTCATTTACCCAAATATTTAATCCAGGATACTTCTTTGTGATATAAATTGCAACACTTCCTCCACCAAGAAATGGTTCACGAAATTCATCATAATTTCGTAGGTCGGGGAAGTAAGGTCCCATTTTTTCACAGGCACGGGACTTTCCGCCAGGGTAGCGTAAAGGAGTTTTAAGAGATTTCATTAAATATGCTCCTCAATAAAAGAAAACATAGCATCAACATCACAGTCTTTTTCAGCAGGAATGACGTTTTCGACAATCATAGTATAATCACCTTTCTTCAATACACATTTAGGATCATTTGCAGTCTCATCAACACATTCGTAAACTTTATCCCATGTAGTATAACCCACAGACATGGATTTCGTATCAACTAAAAGTAAGTAATCAAATGTCTTAATTAAATCCTGTTTCTTCCAGTTTTTTCTGTCTTTGTTAGAAGGATGAAAATTTTTCAACACAAATGACTTACAATCACCCTGGTATCCTTTCTTTGTTTTAAACATTCCAAGTTGACTTTTCATTTCAACAGATTCGCCTGTTTCTTTTATGACAAAATCCCTACCATTATCAAAAAGTCCTACATGTTTCAATTGATCATCTGACCACTTACAAAAAGACTTTTCAGTATAATGCGCTCGAAGTCCCCTAAAAGAAGAACTTTTCATTTGTTTCGTATTAGATGCGTTCACCCATCCGAAAAATTGTTCAAAATTAACGCGAGAAAAATCAATACTCATAATCAGGTTTGTTATACTTAAGGTATTCAAAAAAAGTAAGTTTCATTTCTTTTTGAGTCATTCCACAATGCTTTGCTGCTTGCGGAAGATTCATTTTAGAATAAAAGAGTGCCTCATTTGCCTCTTTTACATTTTGTGGAGTAGTTTTTACTGGTTGTTCTACAAAAGATGCTCTGTTAATTTTGTACGGATTCATTACAGTTCCTCAACCAATTCAATGTCTTCAAATTGATCCGAAGATACTTCATGATCTCCGCCAAGAAGATACCAATGTTTACCATCATCACGAACACCAAGATATTTAATTTGATCTTCTTCAAAAATGTTTTCACGCATAACTGCTTGAAGACGATAATGCATCAATTCAGATTTAGATGGAACTTTCATTTAAACTCACACTCACACATAATTTCAGTAAGAGCAGCAAGAAGGTTTATCTCTTGGTCAGCCACGAACGCACATTGGTATTGATACTTAGCAATAACAAGAACGGCAGCAGGAATAGATGGGGGTGAAAGACAATCATAAAGGGAGTCATAAATCCGACGAAGTAAACTAGAAGCATCGTTGTCCAGGTTGGAGACCACCCACTTTCGGACTTCAGGAAAGTTCTTATCTTTAAGATTCTTAATAAGTTCATTTACTGAAATGTCTGAAAACGACGCGAGAATTCCTGAGTCAATTTTACCCCCCGTAGAATATCTTTGGCACTCGTTGAGGACTCTACGGAAGTCTGGGAAGTGTTTTGTAACGAGTTCAACAACAACTTTTTCATCATACTCAATTTTCTCCTGATCCAAGATTTGAAGAACTCTTTTGAAAAAGCTTCCTGCAAGTTGTTGCTTTTGCTTTCCTTTGATTGCGAAATCAATGACGGCACATCTGGAATGCAGGGGTTCAATGATTTTATTCTTGTAGTTGCAGGTGAAGATGAATCGGCAGTTGTTATAAAATGCCTCAATATTCGCCCGTAGTAAGAGTTGTACGTCGTTCCCTGTGTTATCCGCCTCATCGATAATGATGACTTTGTGTTTAGAAGATCCCGTAAGTGATACGGTCGAAGCGAAGTTCTTTGCTTGGTTTCGTACAGTATCCAAGAAACGCCCTTCGTCGGATCCGTTGATGACATAAAAATCTGCTCCTAATTCATTACATAATGCTTTTGCGATTGTAGTTTTACCAATACCAGGAGGTCCTGCAAGAAGAAGATTCGGAATCTCACCCTTCTCAACAAACTCCTTAAATGTTTTTTTAGTATCATCTGGAAGAATACAATCCTCAATTACTTGAGGGCGGTACTTTTCCACATAAAGAAATTCACTTGTCATAATTTAGATCCATTCAGGTTTTCGTTCTGGCATACGAAGATAATTAGATGCAACCCAAGGTTTGGATGCAATATACATCTTGTAAGCAGTAAAAGTGTTAATGCTTGTGTCAAGTTTATACTCATCTGGCATAGCACGAACAAAGTTTTCTACCTTATTAATTTTACCACGGGGGAACAAATAAAAGGCATCTACGAGTGTCTTGTAACAGGAATGAACCTTATCATAACGCAGAGTGTATTCATCACATAGATTAAGACCGTGCTTAATCAACCAATAAGCATTATGAATACTATCCGCCGCCCACTTGGTGCAGGGATGGTTACGGAATGCTCCTTTCTCGGTCTTGTAGGGCGTACTGTCTGCCTTGAGAAGAGGACCATAATTGTGATACCACTTGGATGCTACGATGGAAAGCATCTGACAGCACTCTAGGGGCATTTTAACAACGTGCTTGTCAGGCAGGCAGATGGCACTCTCTGCGGGATATTCACTTGTTACGAAGATGTTCATATCAAAAACAATACTTTTTGATTACATAATTTACTTTTTTTGGTTTATCTTCCATCCAAAATGCTTCATGCTCCATTTGTCTGGAAGCAGTTGACATTGCCATAGATTTTTTAATATCTTCCATTTTATTCCATGGGAGAGGCATATCCTTTACATTAATATAAAATGGTTTATAACCATTGCACATATGTGCCATATGAACTGCTTCGTGATACACAGTATAATTGATTTGTTCTTTTACATTCAAACCACTGTGTTTAATATTATTCGTGCAGATGACCATTTTATTAAAGTTTCCATATCCAAACCTATTCTTATCACGACAAAACTCAATGTTTTCCCGAACTGGATATCCTGCACGAATTACGTTCTGAACGATTTCACGACCAATAGGGGTCAAATATAAAAGAAATTCCATCAACCAAAAGTAGAATCAGGTTCCAAGGCAATATAGTAGCAGAGATTGTACTTGGTATTTGTGAACTGTGACAAAAGTTTAGAGGATACAATCACGTCATACGCACCAGGAATGATCTTAATGTTTTCTACCTTGAAGTTAAATACAAACTCATCGTCAGTCTCACCAACCACAATGGCATATTCATTAGAAGTATCATTCTTCTTATCCCGAACCACCAGTTTGATAACACCTGCTTCACCAACGGCAGACAAATCAGGAAGTTGGTATACAGATGCAGCCTTAACTAGTTTCTCTAAAGAAGTACTATCAAGTTGAAAACAAACATCTTGAGAAGGAAGTTGAATTTCTTTGTCGGGAGGAGAAATAATCACATTAGGATCTGCATAGAAGTACTTGACCCTACGCTTACCTTCTTTAATGCTGAGATATGACTCCTCAGTAAAATCAAGATCAGGATCTTGATGCAAACTCAGACCATTTAAAAATTGATTGAGATCATAGATTGCAAAATCACGAGGAAACTCTTCGGTAATATTTGCTTGTGCGAGGATATTCTTTGCAACAGAAATAGTACGAAGTTGAGTTCCTTTTTTCACAAGAATAGAATTGTTAATTCCTGCAAAATTCTTTAGAAGAGCAAGAGTATTATCTGAGAGTTTCATAGTTTTGTCTTGAAGTTTCACTTGTTTTCAATAAGGTTCAGGTGATTGATTAGAAGAATCGTGTAGTGAAGAACCTTGAAAAGATCTGCACGAGGAGTTCCTTTGGTGTCGTAACGATCAATATACTTGGTTACATTACCTGCACAGAACCCTTCACGACGATTGTGCTTAATTTTGTCGAGAGTTTGTTCCTTCCCACCACCAGTACGATCGACATAATGCTGGCGATAAGTACTTGCAATGTACTCCTCAAGTTGTTTCAGGATTTTATCCTCGTTGTATTTCCAGAAACCGTTTTTGTTCGTATCTTCAGTCATTTTAATATTATAGGAATTCATCGTGAGAAAGTCGGGAGATGTATAAGGATTTCCAGTAAAACTAATCCCATCATAATCCCAGTAGTCTTGAGAGGGACCATGCATTCCACCAGGAAAATGAGTATTTCCTAATGAAATTGTATCCGAAGAACTTGCTCCTCCTAAGAATGTGAAATTGTTGGTTTTTGGAATTGAACTTCCATAAGTGCTTTCAAAATTTTCAGAAGGCATAATTTTTCAAAAATAAAGAACAAAGGGAAGGCACATTTTACCTTCCCCAATTATATCAGGATTGAGGTTCTGAGTCAACAGGCATTTTAAAATCGACATCCACCTTATCGTAAAGTTCAAGGAATGCTTGCTTGGTTTCGTCATCAAAGCGGTTGATGCACACTTGAATTGCTTTTGCCTTGTCTTGGAAGATGCTGTAGGCACGGATGATGTGGACAAGGCGGCGGGTGCTGATGATTTCCTCAATACCACCATCGTAGAAGGTCTTACGGATGATATCAGCCCAATCCACCAGGCGCTTGCAGAACTCACGGTCTTCTACACCAAGGTCCAGAGAAACCCCCTCAAGGATCTTCTGCTCCGTTGCAGGGGCAGGGTAGGACTGCTCAAAGGTCACAGGGAAACGCTCCAGGAATGCCTCGTTGAGCACGTTGGTGCCGATGAAGCGACCGTCATCAGAACCTTTGCCCTTGGTGTTTGCGGTGGCGATGACGTTGAATCCAGCAGCGGGTTTTACCCAACGACCAATCTTTTTCAGGAAGACACCTTTACCTTCCAGAATAGATTGAAGGCACAAGATTTTGTTGGAAGCAAGGTCAATCTCATCCAACAGGAGGATTGCACCACGCTCAAGTGCTTCAATCACGGGACCATTATGCCATGCAGTACTTCCATCAACAAGACGGAATCCACCAATCAGGTCATCCTCATCAGTCTCAATTGTGATGTTTACGCGAATCAGTTCACGCTTAAGTTGAGCACACGCTTGCTCCACAGAGAACGTTTTACCATTACCCGAAAGACCCGTAATGAACGTTGGATAAAAAAGATTGGACTGAATAATTTTTTTAATATCAGTAAAGTTACCAAACTTGACGAAGGTATCATCTTTATCAGGAATTAGATTTTGTTCAACAACAGGAAGGACTGCGGGAGCACTGTAGGAACGCTCAATTTCTTCAACACGTTCTTGAGTTACTTCCAGGTTCCAACGACCACGATCAGTTTTGTATTGTGCAAGTTTGTTGGAAACAGTCTGATAGTTGAGATTTCGATATGCACAGAAACCTCGGAGATCACCAGATGTGATTTCAGATCCATACATATTCCGAAGAGATTCAATCAGTTGTGCGTCAGTCACAGGAAGTTTACGAGGCATGATGCAGTTAGGTGGTTTGTTTCAACAAAGTAATTATAGAAGCAAAAAGGGGGCAGTGTGATGCCCCCTGTGCCAGTTCAAAGATCGCCCATCAATTAGTAATAGATTTTTTCTTTGCTGGTTTGTGTACTGATACTGGTTTTTCAACTACGACCTCTTCAACCTTTACAGGTTCCAGAGTTGATTCTGGTGTAGAGTCTGGTTCTTGAAATAAATCCGTAAATCTACTCATTAGATGCAATAGAATTCTATAAAATTATTTATCAAGTATAATTTTTTGAATTTTATTTTTTAAAAATTAATTTAAAATCAACGTAATGATGGATTTCTTTCTGCAGCACTCAAAGATGGATGCCCATACTTATCTTCAGTTTCTCTTTCATATCTCTGTTTAGATTGTTGCTTACGAACTGGAGACATTTTTTGTCTTTCAAGATCAGCCGCAGTAGAATCTTGTTTTTTCATAATACCCCTTGCTGCTTTTTTACCCTCATCAGATAATTTGGGTAAAGCTTTTTGAAGTTTTAACAACAATTTAGTAACTGCAGCTTCATCTAAATTTGCCATAATTGATAATGCATCTTCATTACTATAACCTTCAACTAAAAGTGAATCTAAAATAATATCAAAATTGTCTATTGATTCTTTTGCCATTTTAGTTGTATAAGTACCAGTCTTTTTAGTTAAAGGATTTGTCCATCTAAAAGTACCTTTTGATCCTTTTAGTTTTCTTTCTGTGGCAAATGCAGTATCAAAACTTTTTCTCACATCTTCACCAGTAACTTTTTTCTTTGGTTTTTCAATATTTGATACAAGTGCTTTTTGTTGTTTTTCAGTTTTTTTCTGCTTTCTTTCCGAATCCGAAGATGCAAGAGCAGCACCAGCAGCAGCAACAGCAGGTCCTAACATAGATTTTTTAGGTGGTTTTGCTCCACCAGTTCCAGGACCAGATCCCGTTGCATATTTTTCAAGGCCAGGATACTTCATATTTCCTGTTCTTTCTGTGGGTGACAAAGTAGCACGAACTGTATTAGTCAATCCGCCACCTCTAGGAGGTTTTCCTCCAGTAGAAGGTTCTGGAGTTTTTTTAGATGGTTTAGTGGAAGATGTAGTTTTACTTGATGGAAGAGCAACACTTCTTTGAACCTGACCAGGAACTTGTTGTGGTTTTGGTGGTTTTGCTCCTGCTTCCCAGGCAGGTTTAGGTGCTCTAGGAGAAAGTTTTGGCAACTCTCTAGTTCCTAAAGGTCCACCACCAGTCATTTTATTTAATCTTTGAATTGCCTGCCCTTCTGGAGATAATCCAGTTTTTGTGGTTTTTGGAGTTTTTGTTGTTGCCAACTTTCCAGCAGGTTCTGCTGTTGCCTTTGCCTTAGGTAATGCTTCAGGTTTAAATGTTGGTTTAGATGATCTAGTAGAAACTAGTGCTCCTCCAGGTTCTGTTGTTGCCTTTGCCTTAGGTAGTGCTTCGGGTTTAAATGTTGGTTTAGAACCCTTTACACGAACAAGTGCTCCTCCAGGTTCTGTTGTTGCCTTTGCCTTGGGTAGTGCTTCAGGTTTAAATGTTGGTTTAGAACCCTTTACACGAACAAGTGCTCCCCCAGGTTCTGTTGTTGCCTTTGCCTTAGGTAATGCTTCAGGTTTAAATGTTGGTTTAGGTGCCTTTGTTGTTGCTAATTTTCCTGCAGGTTCCGCTAATTTAGGTGATTTTGGAAGTGCTTCAGGTTTAAATGTTGGTTTAGATGCTACTGTTTTACCCGCAGAAGGAAGTGCTGTAGGTGCAGTTCTAGTTGCAGCAGGTTTAATTGTTCTGACAATAGGTTGTGCAAATTGCTTTAATACATTAGTAGCAGGTTTAAGACCTGCCATATGTCCCATTCCTAAAGCTAAAGTTGTCGCTAAAGTATCAGTTACTCCTCTCTTTGCAATATAAGACGGAGTCATTCCTCCAGGTTTTGTAGTTGCTGGTTTTGATGCTGTAGGTTTAGTTGCCTGAGATGCTTTCTTTTGAGCAAGCATGTCTGCATACTTATTTGCCTTTTGTGGTTCTGGTGGTTTTCTTGCTGCTCTTGCTTGCTGAATTGATCTAGTTTGAGTTGCAAGAGCTGGTTTATTAACTTTACCAAGTTGTTTTCCAGTAGAACTAAAACCTCCAGGAGTATATCCTTTCTTTGCAAGAGTTTTGGCAGGAAGACCTCTAACTGCAGGGGTTACTTTTTTTAAAACACCACCAGCAGCCTTTAATCCCGCCTTCAATAATCCAGCACTAACTTCTGCGATATAAGTTTCTTCAAATAATTGTTCTTCGGTATAATACTCAAGAACATCTTCAACAAAAGTTAGTGCTAAGTCATTTTCAATAATTAAATTAGCAAAATATTCGTTTTCTTCTACAGTTTCAAAAATATTAACCTCATCACAAAAATCTACAATATTATCAAAAAGATCCCTATCAGGATAATAAACATCCCGATAGGCATTTTGAATATCTTTTATAATTGATGAATCCATTTATACAAACAAATACTTTTTCAAGTATTTATAAAATGTTATCAATTTATGCAACAAGTTCTACAAACTCACCAAGAATACGCTTATTCATTTTTTTAGTCTTAAGACTTTTAACAAATGCGTTTTTGATTTGAGACTTGGTGGCATCTTCAGCAACATCAAAAGCAGAATCTTGCGAAAGAGCACTAGATGAAAGACCGAAATAAGTATGATATCCAGATTTTTTGATAGAGAATGCTTTTTCTTTTCTCCAAGTAGACATAACTTTATCATGCTCATCCCCATAATAACCACAATATCGCCGAATAAAAGAACCAGCATCACGAGATTCCAAAACACGAATTCCGATAAAATTAATGTTGGTAAAACAATCCCTCAAATTGCGAAGAATAACATCAGTAAATTCATGCCACTCACAATCAAAAGAATAAGTATTGCCAGTTTTACGATCACGAAGAAAAGCATTTGGTCCAATATGTGCAGTTCCCATAAAAGGTTCTTGTTCCCAACGGCGTTGAACCTCACGGTGATACTTAATCGCACAAGCTTCACCATCAGTTAGAACAACGCACTGAACCTTCTGAAGTTTATTCTCTGTTTGGAATTTGGGGAGAATTTGATGCAAGGAAATCAGCGCCTCATTCAGAGGAGTTCCAGAAAGACTCATACCAACAGGAATAGGGTATCGAGAATAATTCCTACAATTAAATGAAGCAGCAAGGCAGAAGATGTTCTTCATTTGATCCTCAAGAGTCTTACCATTCACTTTACTGGTAAGAAGATTCATCATAGAGAACCATTCGCCAACTTGAACAAGACCGTCTTTTTTCTTGTAAGCAAGTTGGCGAAGATTTGCTTTACCGTCTTCATACTTGACTAAAGGATAATCCGTAGTAAAGGCATAAACCTCAAAGGGAATACTAACTTTCTTACAGAACCAAACCAGGTTAAAGAGTTGCTTGACGGTATCAAGCATTACATCACACATAGAACCAGACCAGTCCAGAACAAACACTAGTCCATGATTCTTACCATCTGCAAGAGTTGTCACTTTGCGGAAGATATCTTCGTTATATTTGTAGGTATGAAGTTTAGAGCAATCCAAAACACCTGTGCGAGCAGTTGAAGCACGAGCATAAGAATCTGCTGCCTTGCGACACTCAAACTCTTTTACCAGATAGTTGACTTCCTTTTGAGCAGAACGCTTGAACTCTACAAACTGCTTATCAACTTCACCAAAGATTTCTTGGTGGGTATACCCACAATTAGTAAGGTAAGTATCCCAACTTTCTTTGCACTTTGCATGAATTTCAGAATTGGGAACGATAACTTTATCTAGATCAAGTTTAGGAAGTTCAAGATATACATTTTCATATGCATCACCATCAATCAGTTCCTTGAGTGCTTCCTCAAGTTTATCCATAGTCTTCACTTCAGGTTCATTATCTTCACCGCCTTCATTAGATTGAGAAGATTTTTGTTGTGGTTGAGAAGAGTCTTGATTGGAGGGTGATCCTTCAGAACCTTCAGATTCAGGTTGATCATTCTCACCTTCTTCTTGATCAGAAAAATCAGATGCAGGTTGATTGGAACCACTCTGCTGCGATTGCAGATCATCAATCTGGATTTTAGTTTCTTCTTGTTGCTTCTGCTTGCAATACTTATAGAGTGCCTCTGCAGCAATCAAAACATCAGCAAAGGTTTCACTATCAGCAATCAGATTGACAATTTCAGTTTCCTCACCACGCTCAACAGGAATATCAACATAGTTTCCAATCTTAAACCAAAGGTTTACACGGTCGGCAAGATTATAGGTTTCGAGATTATCGTCTTTGAGTTGGAAAAAATCATCATCAGAAAGTTCTTTATAACCGTTAAAGAAAGTCTTGGCAAGACCAGGATAACGGCGCTTCATCATCTTCTCAATACGGGCATCTTCCACAATATTCACAAACTGTGGAGGAACCTTTACGTTTATTGTCCAATCCTCATCAGGGGTGTAAAGAGCGTGTCCCACCTCATGCCCCACCAGGAGATCGTATACGGTGTTGCTTGCCTTCTCCCACATAGGAAGCGTAAGCACACGGGTGTGAACGTTGAATTGGGCAGTCTCTACCTTCTTGTGCTCAACCACCAGATCTTCTGTGGCAAGCAGCTTGGCAAGTTGAGATTTGATTTCGTGGCGAACGGTCATGGGTTTGTTGCGTATGAACGTATCATACAAAAAAAGAGGGTGATGAGGCCCTCCAGTGTGCCAGTTTAAAAACTGCCCAATTATCTAAGTTTATTTATTGCGCCCTCTAGTTCAGATGCCCTATTTCCCAATTTTCCAGCAAGACCTGTATTTTTAGGAGCAATATTAGTGGATTTTTTAGGGGGAGCAGATGAATTCTTAATGCCCAATCTTGGATGACCAATATACCCATCACCAGGTTGCCCACCCAAAACTTCTACAATATTTTGTTTCCACTCTTCACTCATATTTGCCATAATAACAAGAGCTGCCTGATTAGTGTCAGCATAACCTTCGGAAACTAAGTATTCTAACAGATAATTAAAAATTTCATTAGTTTCTTGCTCTTCAACTAATTCTCCTTCTGGTTCATAAGCAGCATTTTGTAAGGTAGATTTTTTCTTTGGAACTTCATGAACCTTATCACCTTTTGGAATAAATCCCTTAAGTGCTTCGGTATCACTAGCACCAGATGGAACTTTAACTCCAATTTCTTCATAAACTTGAGTGTATGCTTCCCAAATATTATTTAATTCTTTCGAATTCATTTTTATAAAGAATTTTTAAATATTTATAAAAAAGAAGCGTCTCTTTGTGAGAGACGCTTTTTAAGTGCTTGGCGACGTGCCTTTGCTTGTCGGAGTGCTTGCGGTTTCAGTTTTCGCTTTTGCTCCTTTTTAGAGTGGTGTTGCCAGTTTGGAGTATTCATTAGTCTTGTATTGATGGGGACATCATACGGGAAAATCCTTTGACCTTCTCAAACCTTATGACACTTTCAAATTTGTCATGCAGGTCAGACTTATGAGAAATAACAAAGATATTAGCATCCTTAATGACATAACGGATAATCTTTAGGAACTCATCAGTGCCGAAACCATCAAGTGAAGAATCAAATACCTCATCCATAATCAGCAGATTAGTATTGACGGAGTTTTTGACTCTAGCAACTTCTCTCCAAGTGAAGAGAAGGGCAAGGTCGATTCTCATTTTTTCACCCTCACTGAAGGAGCTATAAGAAAAGTCTTCGTGAATGGGTGATTTTACAGTTTCGTTGAATTCTTCATCTAGATAGAAGTTGATGTAAAAATCCATCATCTGAAGATAACGATTCACCTGCTGATTTATGAACGGAAGATACTTCTTGATAATCTTCGTTTTTACGCCATCATCCTTGAGTAAGGAATAGGCAAAATCGTAATGTACGATTTGTTGTTTTTTATCTGAAAGGTCTTCGAATGTTTTTTGGAGATTATTGCGAAATTCTTCTAACTTCTCATGCTCAGTATTTCTATTTGCAAGGTTTTCGGTAATTGTTTGAATTTCATTTTCAAGATCTCGGATTTGTCGCTGGTTAAGTGATATCCGAGTATTGTTTTGAGAAATCTCATGATTGAGTTTCGTGATCTCCTTAGATAGAACTGTAAATTGATGCTCTCTATCTTGTTCTAATTTTATAGTCTCCTCAAGTTCTTGAAATCCTTTCTGGAGATCCTTTGCCTTATTTTGAGCATCTTCAATTCTATTTAACCGAAAATCTTCTTCAATGGTTTGGGTGCATGTTGGGCATACCGTATTTTCAGTAAAGAACTTATGTTCTTTTGTAATGGAAAATACTTTTTGAGACAACTTACCCCTAAGATTATTAAGTTTTAAAAGTTTATCTCCAGCACCAACAACTTCTTCTTGCAATTTAGTTTTAGTATAAAGATCTTTCTCAACTATTGATATATGAGTCATGTAAACGCCAATTTCAGCATCTAAATTTGCAATCTTTTCTTTATTGGCATTTATATTGGCATTTCCACGATTTTCAAGTTCTTCAATGAAACTCTCTTGCATTACAATTTTATCTTTAATATTTTCTTTTTTTAATTCTAAAGATTTAATTTGATCTTTTTGATCTTTAATCATATCCTTCACCAAAGAATTCATGGCAGAAAAAATTCGGATATCTAAAAGATCTTCAATCACTTCCCGGCGATTTGAAGAAGTGAGTTGCATAAAAGGAACAAAATTACTACTACCAAGAATTACAATCTGAGTAAAAGATTTGTAATTTACTTTTAAAATATTTTCTTCTAGAATTTTTTGATTTGCACGATCATCCGACTCTTTATGAAGAGATACGCCATTAACTTCAATATCAAAAATACTTGGTTTAATTCCTCTCCTAACCAAATAATTTTTACTATTAACAGAAAATTCTATTTCAACTACACAATCTCTTTCATTAGTGCTATTAATAAGTTGAGGTTTTGTAATTCCCCTAAAACTTTTATTAAAGAGAACAAAAGTAAGAGCATCCAGCATAGTGGATTTACCTGCCCCATTTGTTCCAATTATTAAGTTCGTATTATTTTTTTTAAAATCAATCTCAGTAAATTGATTACCAGAACTTAAAAAATTCTTATATTTAATCTTATGAAATACTAACATTTTTCGGAGGAATTACAATATCATCAGGAGTAATTACAGCATACTTGTAATTGTAAAGTTTACAAGTTTTTATAGCAAGTTCGTCATCAACTTCAATAACATCCATTTCTTGATCTTCTTGATCTTCAATCATCATAGCATAACGAGTAGCATCATCCTCTTCTTCAAAAAGAAATAAAACTTTATGACCATATTGGTCCTGAACAGCATATGCCCCATCGTCTTTTTTACCTTTAAGAGTTAGAAGAAACATTTTACTCTATTTGCGATGCTTGTTGATAAAGATCCTGAAGAATATTTTTTATGATACTTTTATCAAAATTAAATTCGGAGTCATCAATATATCGGTTTAAAACTGATAATGTATTTTCGTCTTCATCAACTTTAAAATCTTCACTTTCCCGAACTTCAAAATTTTCAATAATTTTTAATTCTTGAATTCCAATACTATAAAGTTTATCAATAAATTTTTCAAAATCTTTTGGTTTAGATTTTTTACGAACAATTACTTTAACAATTTTTTGATGATACTCGGTTGGATCAAACATTTGATAGGGAGTATCTTCATAATAAATGTTATAGAATAATTTATATGGATTATTAATTGGAGTATGCTCTAATGTTTCGGTATCAAAAATATGAAAACCACGAGTGTCGTTTACATCGGTCCAGTACATCTCGTAAGGATTACCAAGATAGAAAATACGTCCATTATCAGAACGAGTATGGTAATGACCAGAAAATACTTTCGTGAAGTTTTTAAAAATAGCCGAATCCAATCCATGTTCCATCACTAGTTGACGATTAACTCTAAATCCCTGAAATTCAAGATGCCCCATGGCACATTTGCTTTTGGATTCTCCAATCATTTTTAAAGTTTTTGCTTCATTTTCTTGATTAATCCAAGGTATTAATAAAATATTCAAACCACCAATATTAACTTCTGTAGAATCACTATAAGTCTTAACATTAGAATATGTTTGAAGAAGTAGTTCTGGGGAATTTACATTATTGGTATTCTTATAATAAGTATCATGATTACCAATAATCATATGCACATTATATTTTTTAAGAGGATCAAATACAACCCGTTTCGACCACTCAAGACTTTGATAATCAATAGATTTACGGCTATCAAAGGCATCTCCCATATGAATAACAGTGTTTACGTTGTTTTCTTTAAGAGAAGGGAAAAATACATTCTTATAAAACAGTTCAAAATAATCGTGAAGATACTTAGAACCCTTTCGAGCACCATAATGAGTATCGGTGATGATTGCTACCTTCATTTATTGCGGTATTGGATGGCGTCTTTAATACTATTATACTCCGAACTATGCCCAGAAAGCAAGCTGTCATCAACCATCATCACTTCATCAAAACCTGATTTCTCAATAATTTTGGTTTTAATATCCAACTGCTTTTTCTCTTTTTGAATTCTTCTCAAAAATGCGTAATGAATAATTTGAGTGAAGTAAGCAAAAGGATTTTTAGATTTTTCTGGATCAAAGTTATGAATATACTGAACACAATTTTCAATTCCGTCAGAAATCATATCTTCACGGAACATATAATTTACAAAGTTTGGTTTATAAGATAAATGAGTCGCAATCTTTAGAAAACATTCTCCGAGATAATTTGGAATTGGAGGTTTACCTTGCCAATGCTTTGATCTATCTTCTCTTGTAGGGTTTCTAGAATTTTTACTAAAAAAATCTTTTTCTACTCTTTCCCTATAAATTATAAGAGCATCCAATAACTCTTTGTTATTTACATAATGTTCAGGTTTTTTCTTGGACATAACATCGGTCTCTTTTTATTAATAAACTTTATATCAATTATAACACACTTCTTAGAGGCTTGACAAAACCTCCGAATATAGGTAGAATCGCTTTGCTAAGGATGAAGATGACACTGTAGCTTAGTTACTTTTATTACTATTATCTTTATAGAGATCTTCAAGATTCTTACGAGCATCTTCTACTGAAGATACATAACCCATCTTGTCTGATATTTTTACCCACCACTGTCGTAGATTTCTTCGTC